AGGCATAAATAATAGTATGAGCCTTAAGGGTTCACAACATTAGGAGATTTTAAAATGGCACAATTTACAAGAGTTAATGGCGACCTAAAACCAGTACTATGGTTAGATCAGCCAGATTACACAAACACAGGCGTTAACGCTGTATCTTCAGGTTTGACTGTACAGCCACAAGGTCCAAAGTTAGAGTTCTTCACTGTAACTTTCACTGGTACAGGTACAACTGGTACACAGGTTAATGCGACTATCCAGGCAATTCAGCAGTTAGCAACTGTTTACATCTATGAGTTCACAACTGACACTAATGACACATTAGCAGTTGCTATGTACCCAACAGGTGCATGGGGCGATGTAACAGCAACTGGTACAGGTACACTAGATGCCGCTATCACATCAGCAGCCGGCGAAGCAGTATCAATTGCCGCTTCAGCAACTTTCTCTAACTAATCATTAGTTTAAGTTAAACCGCACAAGGCCCGAGAAGTAAAATTCTCGGGCTTTTTTACGGCTTTAAATACAGGATGAGCCATAGGATAGCATGTTATACATTATTCGATATCACCAAGACGGGTGTGTTGAACCGTGCTAGACCCGGGGTAGATGTAACAGATAATAATGACTGGTTCAGAAAGCGTAACACGCAATGCAATTTCGACACTATATTACAAGTGATATCGTTGAGAGCGCAGCCTGATGTTACTAAAGACCCGCAAGTCAACTATATGAATCTTATTGATATAGATTATTTCGGGTACACCCTAAAAGGTAAAAACATACCCATATGGACCTTTGATTTTGAAGTACAACATAGTAGCGTATTCGAAGACGGTATATCTGAGATGGGCGCACTTTATAAAGACTGTGAGGGCGTACCCATGATCAAGTGTGACAGTCAATGGATTGATTCGGGCGATATACTAGATATAACTTCTGAAACAAGGAACATATATTTCGCTAAATATTAACATGAACAAACATTCTTTCATTAAAGATATTAAAGAACTTTTCATCGTCCAAGAAGACGATGGGAGTTACAATATATTTGGAACCTATTTGATCACTAAAAAAGGTGAACTATATTTCGTATCTTTAATCAATGATCCATATGTTCTACCTATCGATTTTTCCAGTCTCAAGTATGCTGTGACCTATTGCGTGTTCGACAAGAACCGTAAGGAAAAAGAAACCAAGAGACTTTACGAGTTAGACAGAGGTATAGGGTCTTTAAATGTCAATATTGCCCAGCACGAAAAGTTGGTCAAAAAAGCATCAGACTCAGACAAACTCATATATGTCGCTAAACTCAATGAGGAAAAACTTAAAAAACGCAAGTTTTTGCAAGAATTAGAACGATACCTCAGTATCTCTAAGTACATGCAGACAAACAAATACAAGGAATATCAGGACTCAAAGTGATAGGATTCTGATAAATACATATATTACTAATGGAATCAATACCATGAAACTTAACGATTTTGACAAAAACCATGTTGCTTTAAAAGCACTAAAAGAAAATTTCGATGTCAGTTTTGATGTCACTAAACTCACACGCGCACAGGCCAAGTCTATGCTAGAAAGAGTTTATAAGTTAATCAAGGAAGCAAAGTCTCAGCCTGATTTTTATGACAATCAGACTAAGCCTGCTTTCATGAAACTTGTGTTCATGGGTCAGGCATTGACTGAACATTACAATTCTACCAAAGAAGCCAAGATCGTTATTGAGAACCAAGAAGTTGAGAAATCACAGGTTATCCTTGCCGCACAAGATATGATCAATAGCCTTCAAAAGATGATCGAAGAAGTTAATGATATGCTTGTCAAGGAACTACCTGCATTGACTGATAGCATTCAGTCAGAGATTGGTGTCAATGAATCAACAGCATTCAATCAGGCAGCAAGCGAAGCATTAACTACATTAAATCAGACATTAAGCCAAAGCAAACAATCACTACAAGGTGCTATGAATGCTATGACTGGTCAGGGTGATATGGCAGCATTAGGTGCTGCGCCGGCCGGCGGTGAAGAGATGGCTGTGACTGACATCGCAACACAAACAGAACCAGGCGGTGAAGAAGTAGTAGGCGCTGAGATGGATGCAGAAGTTGCTCCAGAAATGCCAGCAGAAGAACCAGAGCAAGGTCCAGAAGGCGGAGTCGGTCGCGAGAAGAGGTAATTCATGCGCCTCTTCGAATTCGTCACTGATCCGCAGTTAGTTAGATTGGTCGCCGCGACTGATCAATTAAAGACTGCCTTGAATAAAGGTGAGATCACACAAAATATTTCTGTCCAACAGTTGAAAGACTTTTTTAAAAAGGTATCTGGTGGACAGTTAGTTTTGAGTAATGATGATCTCTATGGTCTAATAAAAACTAGACCTTTAAATACAGTCATCTCAAACATACAAGGTGACGAAGTAGTGTTCAAGGGTTTGACACCCACACAAAAAACTAACCCTCCCCCTCCACCAGAGCAGAGCAAAGAAGTAGTAGATAAAATGGCACAGCAAGCCATGAAATAATTTCATAGTTACTATCTTTATTAAATATCCACATGACTAGAAAGAAATTGATGGTGTGTGGATGCAGTTTTTCTGCCACTACACTCAAAGAAGAATATTTTGGCACTCACTTTAGTGAGATACTAGCCAAACGATTAGATTGGGATTTGTCGAACCTCGCATATTCTGGGTGCAGTAACGGCGGAGTGAGACTACAGATACAAGAAGTCATCAAACAAAAGCCTGATTTTGCTATAATCATACCTTCATTTTTTGATAGGACTGAGATTCCTATCAATACATTGAAGTTAGATTGGACTAAGGTAATATGGCATACATTAGACTTACTCACTAGAAAACCTTCACAATATGATCCTTCACGAGGCTATGATAATATCAATCACAAAAACAATAGTAATCCAACATTGATATGCGAGAATTATAATAGTCTAGTACACAATTGGCATCATCCTTATAGAAAGACTTTACAGATAAGTGATGAAGCACAAAAGGCTGTTCAAGATTATGTGTCACATCTATATGATAGTAATTGGAAGAAACAGCAAGATCAATGGATGATTGAACAAGGCTGTTTAGAATTAGTTAAAAACAATATACCTTTCATACTAATACCTACACTAGCACTTTGGAACGGCGGTGAGAGGATGCCATTGTTAGATGAGAAATATTACACTACTGACCTTGCATATTGCCCATGCGCTACACATGACAAGCCTGAATTTAAATTCGGTGATTATGCTACAGAGGCGGATAGTGATCCCGGATATCATACTAATCTAGAAGGGCAGATATATCTAGCCGATATGTATCAAAAAATAATGAGAGAGCGTTGGAATATATGACAGACTTAGTAACTATAACATGTAACATAGAAAGACACTTGATGGTATTGCAAGCAGAAAGTGTCTTGAATTTTATGGAACCATGCACACATTGGGTGATAGTAAATGAGAAAGATGTAGATGTACATGCTTGGCATGACATACTAAAACCTTACTATAAACATCATACACTGTATGTGATTCCTAGAAGGTTTCTAATAGACGATGAACGAATGGATGAGTTGTCCGGACATGCTACACAGCAAGTATTAAAGATGCTTGTTTCAAGATTGGTGCAAAAAGATTATCTATTGCTTGACGCTAAAAACTTTTTCGTTCAACCTTTCAAGATGTCAACTTATGACGATTTTATTGGTTCTGGTTATCTAGAAAAATTAGTGAAAGATGACGAAGATTCTGAAGAAGTTAATGAAGAACCTTTCTTAGCGACACCTTTGCATAGCAAATATTGGCAGGGAACTGTCAATGTCTACATGGATAGATTAGGTATGACAGAGATGCCTAAATATTTCTTAGGTCCTAGAACACCATTTAAGATAGATTACAATCTGTTAAATGAACGGGTAGATTTGGATAAATTTTTCCAGGAACTATTATATTGGGATGTTGATAAGAACATAGCCAATCCTAGCGAATTCTTATTCTATAGTTTAGCAGTAAATGATAAGATCAAGCCAGGTGTGAATACTATGTTGAAGGATCAACCCGTGATATCTCACACTTATTTCTTTGAAAACTTCCATGAGGATGCACCATTGATTGCCGATGCATCGGCATTCGAAGATCCTGATAGTGTCATCAACAAAGATGAGATTTCAGTATTCGGGTTTCATCGTAAATTCTTAGAATTGTGTGGCCCACAACATATCATGCAGATAAATCGCTATCTCATGAATAAAGGTTTTAAATTTAGATTCATGTAACCATTTCTGTTGAGTTTTTGCGACATAGTTTAGTATAATTACATATATGATTAAACTAACCGATACTGCCAAGAATAGATTTCTTGAGCAAATTAAGCAAAGAGGAAGCGGGTTAGGCATAAGATTGGGAATATCTAAGACAGGTTGTAACGGTTATTCTTATAAGATCGAATTTGCCGACGAGAATAGAGAACAGGATTTGTTATCTATACATGATAACCTATATGTATGGGTGACAAAAGACGCACATCCATACTTAGACGGTTTGACCATAGATTATATAAAGCAGGGATTAAATGAGAGATTTGATTTCATCAATCCTAATGAGACTGCTAGATGCGGTTGTGGCGAGAGTTTTACAGTTTGATTTACTTACCTAATAAGTTCCCCTACGCAGAACTAAAACGCGAAACAATCAACGGGTCACGCAAGTACATGACTCCAGATGGTCATGCTGTTCCCAGCGTGACTACTATCCTTGACGCTACTAAGCCAGAAGAAAAGAAAAAAGCATTACAAGAATGGCGCAAAAGAGTAGGCGAAGAGAAGGCTAAACAGATCACGACAGAGGCAGCGGGTCGCGGCACTCGTATGCACAAGTGGCTTGAGAATCATGTAAAGACTGGTAATGCAGGGCAACCGGGCACTAATCCTTATAGCATACAAAGCCATCAGATGGCGCAGACTATCATTGAACAGGGCTTGAGCAAATGTCAGGAATTCTGGGGTACAGAGGTCAGTCTATACTTTCCTGAAGTCTATGCAGGAACCACAGACCTCGTGGGCATACATGATAATGTCGAAACCATCATGGATCATAAGCAGACAAATAAGCCTAAAAAGCGTGAATGGATCGATGACTACTTCCTGCAATTAGCAGCCTATGCACTAGCACACAATGAAGTATGGGGCACTAAGATACGCAAGGGTGTAGTATTCATGTGTTCAGCAGATAATCAATATCAAGAATTCATCGTAGAAGGCTCGGAATTTGACAAATATACGAACCTATGGTACGAGAGAATCGAACAATACTATAAGCAGTTCATATGATTTAATAGCATAAATAGTTGTACTACTTGGTAAATGTACAACTATGTCTATTATACAGATTTCCAAAATTCAGCAACGATCAGGTGATTTAGTCGATCTTCCACAACTTGACGAAGCGGAATTCGGTTTTGCAAGCGATCAGAAACTCCTATTCATAGGAAAAACTTTAGGTGCCACTGAAAATGTGGAAGTATTAACCGCCTATAGTGAAATATCATTCAGTCAATTAGACGGCGCGATAGGAAACCTCGATATCGAGGCCAATGTCGCAAACGGCCAAGTTTTAGTTTTCAACAATGGTTATTGGGTAAATGCTGGGGGAAATGCATCAGCACCCGCAAATTCAAGTTATTGGACTTCAACTCCTATACATCTAGGAAACATCGATAACCTATATATAGGTGGCGGTGCTATAGGTTATGTACTGACTACAGATGGTTCTGGAGCATTGAACTGGACTCCTAAAGGCACAGTAGTACAAAATATCAATACGATATCAGCAAATTCAACAGCAAGATTGACATTACAGAATGCATACCCATTCGATCAGGGTGCTGAGATAACTATCAACATGATTAGTAATAGTAGCGGTACATACTCTACTAATCTAAATGGTGATAATTTCTTCTTAAAGCCAGTAGCAGGAAACATACAACTTTATGATCTCTATCAAGACTCTGCATTATTAATCCCTGTTAATAGTTCAACATACGGAACTTATCCTACTGATACAGGTATAGTTATATTCAATACTGTATCTGCGAATGGCGGAGAGCCCGGTGGTTCAAATCTAAGTGTACAATATAATTCAGGCGCAGACTTTGCCGGTGATGCAGTATTTCTATACGATTATACAAACAAGAATTTAACATTAGGCAATGCAACAACAGTTGCGAATATCTATGCCAACAGCGGCACTATAGGTGCTAACATAGTTACTGCAAACTTATTCACAGGAACATTAACGACCTCAGCACAACCAAACATCACTAGCACGGGCAACTTGACAGTTCCTAATTTGACAGTTACAGGTACAAGTAACTTAGGATCAAATGCTAATGTTTATATCGGCGGTGGCAATCCTACACAAGTATTGACTACTGATGGATTGGGTAATCTTTATTGGTCGAATGGTGGCGGTGGTGGCACTGAAGCCGTAGGTTATTATCTATTCACACAAAATTCTGCCAATACTACATGGGTTATCAATCATAATCTAAACACTCAATATGTTAGCGTGAACCCTGTATTCGCTAATAGCACAGCAGTAACAGGACATTATGATTATCCTAATGTTTATTATAATAATGCCAATACTGTAACATTGACATTCAATAGCGCAATAACAGGTTATGTTGCCATCGTAGGCGATAGCGGTAATAGTGAAGGTTATTATCTACACAATCAGGGTGCGGCAAGCACAACTTGGACAGTAAATCATAATCTTAATTCTGAATTTGTAGCAGTAGCACCTGCTAGTACCGCAGATTTATCATGGTATGGTAGATATGATGGGCCGACAATTAGTTATACAAATGCTAATTCTTTGACATTAACATTTAGTTCTGCTGAGGCAGGCAATGTAGCGATCATAGGCAGTAGCAATATTGCTGGATATTATACACATACTCAATCAGTAGCAAATACTACATGGGTGGTCAATCATAATCTAGCATCAAGATATCTAAGCGTAACACCTGTATATCCAAACAATGTGTCAATGGTTGGCACATATGACTTCCCTAATATCACATATAACAATGCTAATGCATTGACATTAACATTTAATAGTGCGTTGACTGGTAATGTAGTGGTTGTAGGTGGAGGCGGTGAAGCCTTACCAGCCGGTGGCGGCGATACAGAAGTTCAATTCAACAACGGCGGTGCATTAGACGGCGACGCATCATTCACTTATAATAGTTTAACGAATATACTATCTGTACCAGTCATTACACTTAGTGTCGTAGCATTCGCAAATTTACCATCTGCTACTACTGCTGGTCAGAAAGCATTTATTAGTGATGGAAACCTAATCGCAGCAGGTAATTTCGGTGCGATAGTAAGCGGTAGCGGTAGTAATACTGTACCTGTTTATAGTGATGGTACCAACTGGCGTATAGGATGATACTACATGGTGTTTCCAATTACTTCGGCTTATGCGGACATTGCAGAATATTACTCAGCAGATAAAAATTATATTCCAGGAACAGTTTTAGAATTCGGTGGTGATAAAGAAGTTACTTTAGCATCACCTGAAAGCATTAAAGTCGCAGGGGTAGTATCACAGGACCCTGCATATGTATTGAATGGTTGCATACAGGCTGATCATCCGGTAATAATTGCATTGACAGGCCGTGTAAAAGTAAAAGTAACAGGTTGGGTAAGTAAAGGCGATATGTTAGTGAGCGCAGGTAATGGCTTTGCGAAGACTAGCATCATCACACCTAACTTAGGCTCAGTGATAGGAAAAGCGATAGAAAACAAAACTGATAGCGGTGAAGGTTTTGTAGAAATAATGGTTGGTAGATTATGAGCGAACAAAAATACTATGTCATAGGCACTACTACAGAAGAGGCATGGAACAGAGTTCATGCAGTACTCACTGCCGATGGCACTTTAGAAGATAATATTCCTAGCAGACAAATAGAATGCACTGACTTAAAAGAACATAGTCCTACCAGAGCAGTATACTTGATGACCGATGAAGAAGCCGCTCAACTTAGTAATCATCCAGACATAAAATTTATTGAGATAAATGTTGCTAATTATCCGGAAACACCTCGTCCCGCACCTGAAGATTTATACAACACTCCTAGGTATAGCGCAAACGCAAAATGCTATAATAACTTTGTTAGCACAGGATTACCTAATCCAGCAACATCAGCAGAATTAAACAGATCGGGCTATCAGTTATTACGATGTAATCAATATGCTAGTCCATGGTACGGAGTAGCCTCTACTACTGTTTTTGATAGCACGATTCCTAATACAACTAATACAGGCACTAACATAGACATCATAGTAGGTGATGATGGTTGTTGGTTCGGACATGTAGAATTTAATAGAAGTGCTAGTTGGACTTCAGCATATAGCCCCACTGACTATGTAGGCGGTAATAAATTACCCGGTAGTGGCACTTGTGATTTACTTGATGTCGTATTAGAGGGTCCTTATTATATCGATCCTGCATGGTTCAATGCTAGCCCAGGAACAAGATTGACTACTCGCTGGGATGGCACAACTGTACCCGTTGAAGCAGTTGCTAGAGAATGGTGGAGCAATAGTAGCGCACGATCATCAACTTTCGCTAGCGCAGGTACTGTAGCCATTCCATCTTATTATAATAGGGCAAATTGTAATGGTAATAATACTACTCAATCAGTAGACGGTACACACGGTACTGCATGTGCAGGATTAGCATATGGTAGAACATTTGGATGGGCATACAATGCTAACAAGTGGTTTGTGAACGCATATGGTAACAATGGATTATGGCCTATAGACAATTATTTTGATGTGGTCAAGATATTCCATCAGACTAAACCTGTCAATCCGCTATTCGGCACAAAAGATCCTACTATCACTAGTAACAGTTGGGGATTCAGAGACACTACTCCTTCTACTGGATACTACTATTTTAGACAAGGCACTACGGGAACAGGCGGTGTTGCTTATTCAGGTACTAAACCAGAATTCATGCGTTATATAGGTTCGACCGGTGATGCAGGACGATGCAAAGGTGAGATGCTCACAAATAGTTTAACTACTGCCGGTGACGAATTAATATCTGCTGGAGTTATTTTTATAGCGGCGGCAGGAAATAGCAATCAAAAACAGGTAGGTAGTGATCAAACAGATTACAATAATTATTGGTCTAATTCAGCAGCCACACCACTGAGTAGTGCAGTGCATGATGAATTTGGTAGTACCTGCTATAACACTACTAATCGTAGGGGATTCCCTCAGCAGATAGGACAATATATCTCAGGAAGCAATGTCGTTTATCCTGCTATCAATATAGGTGCTTTAGATGATAACTATCAACCAGATGGCAAAGAACGCAAGGTAAACTACAGCGATATGGGTGAGCAGATAGACTGTTATACACCTGCTGACGGTACCATGTCATCAAATAAAAATTATAGTGCATATTCTAGATATGATCAAATAACAGGGTACCTTACTTCTACTGACTGTAGTTTTAGTGGTACTAGCGCAGCCTGTCCGGTAGCAGCCGGTTTGATAGCAACGAAACTTCAGAGTAACCGTTCATGGACTTGGTCCGATATAAGAACATGGTTACAAACAGTACCTTTACAACAAGCAACTACATTCTATCAAGGACCCGACCCTTCTACTGCTATGAGCGCAGATTGGGCAGACTTAAATAGTCTTATGGGTGGTACTAGACGAGTATTATATAATTTAGATTCAAACACTACCGGAACTCTTTCAGGGACATACACTATGAGCGGTGGGCTATCCTTTAGGATAGTTTGATAAATACAAGACAGGATTAAGACAATGACATCATACGTATATACAGCAAGTGGTTCAGCTACAGCATCAGCAAACATAGCAACTGATAAAGTCAGAATTGCGACTACGGCTTCACCAATTCAATATACTACCAGTTTTCCCAATGTTGCGTTAACTGGTACTGTAACTTGTGCTACGAACAGCAATACTGTTACTGGATCAGGCACGGCATTCTTGTCACAATTAAATGTAGGTGCTTGGATAGGAAATACAGCAGGTAGTACAGTAGGAATTGTAAAATCTATTGCTAACAATACAAGTCTAACATTGACTGCTAACGCCGCAGTAGCAATATCAGGTGCTACTGCACGATATAATCCATATGGTGTGCCATACACTGTAGCAGATGCTAACTCAACGATCATTCCTGCAAATACTATTCAAAATAGTATCATCGTGGGTCAAGGTAACGTTGTATCATTCTTAGACATAGGCGGTGGTAGCCCGCATGAATTCAGTATTACTGAATTAGGTATGCCTCATCCTAACACTGGCACAAGTGGAGTATTAGCAACTCCATCAGCCGGTGGCCCTACAGAATAATAGCCGCGTAAAAAAATAGACTTTTTTGATAAATACTTTATATTCATGACGTTGTTGTCATGATTTATGCGGTCCCCGCCGCGTACCGGCTAGAACCCGGCATTATAGGAGAACAAAACAATGGGTCGTCCACTAAAAATCGCAAAAGCACAGGCTGTTGTCACAATCACTGATACTACAGCCGCAACAGGATTAGTAACTACATCAGCAAACTTCACTAACTTAGGTATCATTGCAGGTATGCCATTCATACCAGCAAGTAACGTAGGTAATTTAGTTGCAGGTACAACTTACTGGATTCTACAGGTTGTGAATGCAGGTGCAAACAGCACATTCACAGTCTCAGCAACACAGTTATCAGCAAACCCAACATATACTGCATTCACATTAGCAGATGCAGGTCCTGTAACTGTAGCCGCATCAGTCGGTGTTGTTGATGCATATTTCAACAATCCAAATGGCGGTGCAGGTTATCCTGCAACAAACGCAAATACTTACTCAGTAGTTGGTGGTAACACAGCAATCTATGGTAGTCAAGTTCTTTGCCAAGTTGCAATCGGCGTAGCAGGCACAGGCACATTAGTTGTAGAAAATGGTAACACTACTGTTACAGGTACTGGCACTATATTCACAACTGAATTGTCAGCCGGATCAGTATTAACAACTAGTGAAGGTGAATTGATCGGCTTTGTCGATTCAATCACTACCGATACAGAACTAGAGTTAGACAGTGCCGCAACTGAAGATTATACAGATATAAGTTTCGTTTTCGCAGACAACGAAGCAGGCTTTATCGTTCGTCAGAAGGGTAAGCAAAAGTATCTAGTACAAGGCTCAACATCAGGTCTAGTTGGTCCATGTTATACAGCAAATATAGCAAATGCCGCATTGTTACCAAATACAATGTCAATCATTGCTACATATGCTAACGCGGCAACTACATTGGTACAATCACTAAGTGATCATACTGTTGAAATCTTTACAGCAACATCTGGCGAGACAGCATTGCCAAATGAAACTGCAAACATCAACAACAGTAGCCCAGCATTCGGCACATTCAATACTGCCTATGCTGCCAACACTTACGGTGGTCAGCCATACCCAATCGTAACAATCAACCAGGCGTAATAAAATAAAATGTCTACTGTGAATGCTGTCAAGCGCGTAGAACAAGCCGAGACTGAGATCGCGGTGCTCCAAGTCCAAGTGAAGAACTTAGACGAGAAGCTAGACGATCTCAAAGTCGAGGTGAAAGACCTACATGATTGTCTCGACCGCAACATGGATGAGACTAAAGTTATACTCAAGGAATTCCAAGAGGCTAACACGAAATCTCATGACGAGTTAGCGGAAAAATTGAGTAGTCTAGAAAAAATCAAATGGATGTTGATGGGCGCGGCAGCAGTATTAGGTGCTACCGGCGTAGAAGCATTCAAGATGATTGTCAATGGCTGATTGATTATGTCAATCGTAAAAACGGGGCTTAGGCCCCGTTTTTATTTTCAGTAAGGCTTTTTAGTTTTTCTTTAACAATATCGATATTGATAGTACTAAACAAGCCGGGATGCATAGGTTTAGGATGTTGATCATGACCTATCCAAGCATATCCCACATGCTCATCGTTGAGATGAGGTACAAACTCTTCATCGACTGCGCAAAAGAATGTGTGGTAAGTGAAAGTATTATTCACAAACTTTTGTATAGGTATGAGTTTTGGATTCATAGGCCAAAAGTTAACTTCTTCCATGCATTCGCGTTGCAAACCTTCTAGCAAGGTCTCATTCTCTTCAATCTTGCCACCAGGCACACCCCAAGCAAAATTGGCATCACTACGCATCAGATATAGAAATCTGCCCGTATTCGTGCAATAAAAGAATATTCCTGCTGAAGTATTTTTCATAACTAGAGTATAACACTCTTTGGATCAAATTACAATAGAGTAATCGCCCTGATCGTACCAACCTTCGTATGATTTCATCCATTGACCTTCAGATTGGACATAACGGTATTGGATATTTGTAGTTAGATTGGTGACATACTGGACAGATGTAGATTGTTCTGCATCAAATGATACGAACCATGAACTTGATCCGGTATCATATTCTATGATGTCATTAGCCTTCGCGACCAAATTACCCCAACTTACTGTTGGACTTCCTGGACTGCCGATATCTTCAACAATCAAATATCTACGACCATTTATAGGTCCTGGCAATCCTGCGTTTGGTCCTGTCAATTGAGGATTGATGACAGCATCAACTGGGTTCAATGTGTTTTGTGGTAATGTGTCTGGGTCGATGTTATAGATTAATATTCTGTCATCGACTGGATCTGGCACTATGGTACCTACGATATCATCTTCCATGAATGGATTCTGTAACCATATCTGACTGATACCGGGCTTGAACTTACCATAGACGTTCAATAGGCTAGACCAGTATAGATTAGTATTAGGTGGAGTAGGATTATCTAAATCAGTATTAGGTGGATAAAATGCTTCATTGGCAGGTAATAACTGTAATGTATTACCTATCAATAATAATTTATACCCATATGGTGTGATCTTTTGTCTAGTACCCAACAATAAATCTTCATCTTGTATATCTTGTAGTGCGCTGCCTTTATAGATGCTTGCTATGATCTTGTTGATCACGCCCATCTTCTTGAGTTTAGTTGATGTGCTGATCCATATAGGCATATAGAACTTCCAACTCAATACATCGATAGGATTACCTGTGCCTTGCGGTATGCTTCTAGAACTGAATGTGATACCATCTTGGTATACAACTGTCAATGAAGTCCAGTCAACGAAGTTGTCTGTGCTTTGTATTTCTAGTGCAGGATTAAACAATGTGCCTAATTGCTCTACTAATTCTAATTTTTGATTATAGTTAGTAGTCCACATATCTACTTGAATGCGTAATGTATAAGGAACAGGCATCAATCTTTCTACAGTGAATGCTTGACCTTGTGTCTGTTCATAAGTCTGTGTTTCTTGATTGTAGGCGCGCTGGCGAACATTGATCTTATCGATGAATGTTGGTTCTTGCATTCTGCGCTGATCATATTCTAATCCAGTAATCCAATATGTGAATAATGGTGCGCTAGGTAAATTGCTTGCGCTATTATTTGCGATCACAGTAGATACTAGTCTGCTTTGATCACCATACATGATAGGCACACGAACAAGTATGTCGTTGCCGTTAGGATCTTTGCCTTTAGTAACTTGCCAGTTGCTAAAAATCTTAGCGAACTGTAGTAAGAATCTGCGTATCTGATTGTCGTAAAAAAACTGTGCCATGCGTTACTCTTATGGTTGAGGTGGTAAATTGTCTGGTGCTAAAGATAATATGCTAGATAACGGTTGAGCAGAAGGTATCAACTCTTCTTGGTTATTGTTATATATCACAGCCTCATTATTGATGAATGTTGATTTCTGTGCCTTATCTTCGGCAGTAAATCCTATCATGTCTGGAGTTCTGACATTAGTTGATATGCGAACCCATAATTGACCGTCCCAACGATATAATATCTGCGGCATATAATCTATGCGCAAGAAATAATCACCAACCTGTGGATTCTGTGGGAAACTGATACCTGCGCCCGATGGATATCCATTTGGTGCTGTGCCATCTCCTGACAAGTATGCAGTCTCATAACCGAAACTTCTTGGACTTGCTCTTGTGATATATTGGAACGCTGGATCGCAGTCAGCACGATAGTCCATCTGAGTACTGATAGTTCCAGTGAATCCTGGCTGTGTTGGATCTTGGTCAGCAGTCGCATAAGTGTTGTCAGCAGTGCCATATGGACCAGTTACTGGGCCTGTTGACATGACAGATAATATCTTTTGTCCTTCTAACGCTCTTGAGCCTGAACCTTCCGGTAATACATAAGGTTTTGTTTCTTTAATCTCAAGATTTGCTTGAACGAATTTATCAAACTTTCCTGCTATGTCCATATCAGCAGTCATATCCCAAATACTCTTTATAAGATCCTTATTGATCTTGATGCCTACGCTAGGATTCTTATACTTAGGATTGCGCATATACACTACAGTACCTGTAGTGCTTGGTGCACCTGCTGAACTTGTTACTATATTGATAGGTGGTGCAGGCTGATTTAACTTTCCAGAAGGAGTGTTGTTCGCCTCATACACACCATATGTAGGTACGACATAGAGTTTGCTATTATCGTAACCTGCTTTAGGTACAATGCGTTTTGCTTCTTCAAGTTGTGCGTTATTGATCTCAATGTTTTTATTGTATGTAGACAATATGTCCTTGAGATTTTGATTAGGATCTAGTTCCCAATATGTACTATTTGGTGGACTGATACCGGCAGGTACTTCTATCTTGCTGATGTAATTTTTGTCACCATAACTGATGACATAACCAGGGGGATAAACTTTATCTTTATCCCACTGACCTAGATAATTGTCTTTGTTGATTGGTTCTTGTAATATCTGACTGAATTCTTGGCTGTCTACTAATGGCTCGCACTTGATGCGCCACAAGTGAGGATACCATGTTTGACTGAAACCTTCGCTAGCGAAATTTGCGTCTGTGATTGAATAAAATCTTTTTAATGCTACCGGTATCGTTTCTTTTAAAGGATTATAATCTAGTAAGTGTGGTAATTCTAAAACATCGCCCACCATCAATTTTCTGCCAACGATATCGATCATATCATTGTAGTGGACTGTAACGAAAATTATGTCATTATTCAAGAATAAGCCAAACTGGCTTAGATCGAAATCAAGATTCTGAACATTGTAATGACCGCGTAATCTAAAAATATTTGGATCATACACTCTATCACGATTTTCTAAAAATAGCAAATCTTGAATCTGTGTAGGATCGGGACTTATATATTGTGGTTGAGTATAGTCCGGACTCGGTGTCTGCGCATTTGGGCCCATGTACTTGTGTATGTACAAATCTGTTCCGCCCACAGTAAACTGCTCCGATATTGTCCTATCGAAGAACTTATAGTCGTTTTGCTTAGTTGGGCTATAAAGAGATAATTTGGGCATAGTAGTATTTAGTCATTAAAACAACGGCTTAAATAGGACTTGACACCCGAACTGAAAGGTGTTAGAATATATACTATCGTTGACAATTTGGAGACATAAATGGCTCGTACCAAAAACACAGAGATTAAAGAACTGCATCCTAAGGATCCTGATACCAAGTATTTTGGATCAGAACCTGTCTTTAGCGAGGATAACACTAAATGGTCATTGGGTAGCGCATTGACCTGGTATGGTCATTTTTATGACAAGAAGGATGCCCGCGAGTTTATCGCACAGTACCTCGAATTTACGGGTGATATTGAACGATCTAAATCTGTACGCAAAGTGCATGAAAGTCAGGTAATCACTAGTTATGGTTATCTCGCACGATGCATCATGCGTGGATATCGGCCTACTGAAGAACAGACAGCACGATTTAATAATGAAGTAGATCGCATGATCCGAACAGCAGAGGTAGTGCAGGCTGTTGAGAAGCCGGTTAGCAATCGCCCCAATGTTCAAGAGATCATGCGCGAGAAAACGCATGAGGCAGGTGGCGAACTTGAGGGTCGCTGGGATGACTATATTAAAGATGGTTGTAAGAAAGAGAATAGTATCAACCCTGTACAAGTGTTGACACAATTCAATATCTTGCCACAGCATGTCAACATTTTGATCGATGCTTGGAAATCAAAACTTGATGAATACTACGAACTACAACAAGGAAAAGATGAGCAGTTGAACGAAGCGTATGCTCACCTAGGTAAGATTCAAGTTCGTAACATCATAGGTACTATCGAATCGGTTATTGCCGAAATCAATAGTTATATCAACATCAAAAAGAATGGTCGCAAGCCCCGTGCTAAGAAGCCTGTGCCGGTCGAGAAGATCGTTCGCAAGTTGAAGTACCTCAAGACATTCAAACTTGAGAAACTTGATTTGGTAAGCGTCCCACCTGCTAAGTTGCATAATTCTACTGAAGCATGGGTCTATGACGCTAAGAAGCGTAAACTCTTTCACTTTGTTGCCGATGAGTATGCTAAGTGCCTCAGCGTCAAGAACAATACTGTGACCGGCTTTTGCACTAAGCAAAGTGAAGGCAAGACATTGCGCAAGCCTGAAACTCAGATCAAAGAGATCATGGGATCTAAGCCCGCGGCAAGAAAGTTCTTTAAAGACATCAAAGCAGTCAGCGTCACTCCTAACGGAAGATTTAACGATGACATGATCATCTTGAGGGCATTCTAATGAATGAATCATTCGACCCCTTAGAAAAAAGAATGGAAACTATGATGACGGTCATAGATACTGCTATCGAAACTGCCAGCACGCCGCAGGATCAATTGATGCTAGCCTGTGCTATGTTGCAAAGGACTAGAGAAATTTTTGATCATGTTTTAGGCAAGGATGGAAGAAAACAAATGTTTAGAGGATTAACAGATGAGTAACCAAGTTGACTTGAACAAGTATATGGAATTTGTCTCTGCTGTGACAAGCAAGCAGAGCCATGATTTGACTGAGTTTATGAATCAGTTAGATCGATTAGATGCAAACTATGAAGCATATGGAGCAGATGGGGAATACATGCATGGTCCAGATGTCAATGTACCACTATTGCTTTGTGGTGCTATCGGTCTAGGTAGCGAGACCGGCGAGTTCCAAGAAATCGTAAAGAAGATCGTATTTCAAGGTAAGCCCTTCAATGAAGAAACACATTTTCACATGAAGCGCGAACTAGGAGATATCATGTGGTACTGGATCAATGCTTGCAGAGCATTACAACTTGACCCCAATGAAGTAGTTGCTGAGAATGTCAAAAAGTTGCAGGCCCGTTACCCGGGCGGACACTTTGATGTTTATCATAGTGAGAATAGAAAAGAGGGCGATCTCTGATATTCCGATAAATACTGATATTAATCGGAATATAAAATGGCTGCAGATCCACTATCAACACCAACAAACGCAAACTTACAAGAGTTAAAAGAAGCATTATTCAATAATGTCCGTTTGCGCCTAGGCGGTGACATCATCGACCTAGAATTAGATCCACAGCATTATGAAGCCGCATACGATTATGCTATCAAAGTATATCGTCAGAAGGCTCAGAATTCAACTCAGGAAACTTACACCTTGATGACCATCATCAAGAATGTTGATACATATACTTTACCTAGTGAATTCGTCAATGTCCGTGCTATCTTTCGTAGAACAGTAGGTCTTGAGACAGGACCAAGCAGTACAAGTTTTGATCCATTCAGCAGTGCTATCCTTAACACATACTTGTTGAACTACAACTATACAGGCGGCATGGCTACATATGATTTCTATGCAGGCTATGTTGAGTTGGCTGCTCGTATGTTCGGTGGATATGTCACTTATACATTTAATCCTGTCACAAAGGTATTGCGCGTGGTCCGTGATTTCAAGGGAACAGGTGAGCGTGTATTGATTTGGGCAGACATGACTAGACCCGAGACTGAATTATTACAAGATCCGGGTATAGGTATATGGATCACAGATTTCATTCTTGCCACAGTAAAGATAATCATAGGCGAAGCCCGTGAGAAGTATGCTAGTATCGCAGGACCAAGTGGCGGCACTAGTCTGAATGGTGGGGCTATGAAATCAGAAGGTAAAGCCGAGCAAGAAAGACTGATCGATGAACTCAAGCGTTATGTCGATTACAGTCAACCATTAACTTGGATTCAGGGCTAATTCGGTCAAACTGCATATTTGCTTTTCTCTACACTAGTGTTATAATACTAGTTCATGAGATAAGGACCAATATATGATTGTTGGAGTTGCAGGATTCATAGGTAGCGGTAAAGATACAATCGCAGATTATCTGATCACATTCAAGGGCTTCAAGCGAACTAGTTTTGCTGGCCCATTAAAAGATGCGGTAGCAAGCATTTTTAATTGGGATCGTGATCTATTAGAAGGTACAACAAAATATAGCCGTGAGTGGCGAGATACCATAGATCCTTGGTGGGCAGAAAGATTAGAGATCAAACACTTGACCCCAAGATGGGTGTTACAGCAATGGGGCACTGAGGTAGGACGCAGGGCATTCCATGATGACATCTGGATCGCTAGTATTGAGAACCAATTACGAACAGCAAGAGATGATATCGTCATCAGCGATTGCAGATTCCCTAATGAATTGAAGTCTATCAAAAGAATGGGCGGAGTAACTATCAGAGTACATAGGGGAGAAAATCCACCTTGGCATGATGCCGCGATTGCGTTTTCTAAAGGGTATTATACTGCCGGGTATGAGGAAGCGATGAAAACACTTCAGTCCTATAATGTCCATGCTAGCGAATATAGTAGCGTGGGACTTGAATATGACCATCACATCATCAATGATGGTACTATCGATGATCTACATAAGAAAATTGATTCAATAATCAACTTGTAAATCACCGCGCTTCCAAGTCACCTCTTTGCGTTTGACGACCTCGACACAGTTAAGACATATAGACCTTAGATTGCTAAAGTTAGTATTTCTGAGGTCTCCGTCTATATGGAACACGGTCATTTGACTTGGATATAGTGACCTAAATCCGCATATGTCACATACAGGTTTTTTCTTATAACCTGCCTTTTCCCATAATGTTCTTTTAGATTTAGCCTTAGGTTTCTTCTTGCCGCAATCATCACATATGCTACGGTAATGCGTAACACCGTCACGGATATAATTCACAGCACGGTAGTTCTTGTTACACTCTTTACATATGGGTCTGATGTTGGCCATATAGTTATTTAATGATTTTACCTTCGAAGGTTTGATAACCCAGTGTTTTTTGTAAACTCAACTAAATAATATTAAGCATTCAGGGTTGTTACCCTCAAAATATAACATATAGGAAACAATAAAATGGCACTTACATCACCAGGCGTAGAAGTTACAATCATTGACCAAAGTCAATATCTTCCAGCCCCAACAGCATCAGTTCCGCTAGTTGTCTTTGCGACAGCAGAGGACAAAGCAAATCCAAATGGTACAGGCATTGCGCAGGGTACAACTGCCGCTAATGCTGGCAAGTTATTCCAAGTAACAAGTCAGCGTGATCTTGTAACACTATATGGTACACCATTCTTCTATGAGACTACAGACGGTACTCCAATTCAAGGTTATGAATTGAACGAATACGGTTTGTTGGCTGCATACTCAGCATTGGGTGTCACTAACCGCGTATACTGCTTGAGAGCAGACATCGACTTAGCAAGTTTAGTAGGTCAGACAGGTCGCCCAGCAGGTGAGCCAGAAGACGGCGCTTACTGGTTAGATACAACATCATCAACTTGGGGTATCTATGAGTGGAATGCAACTACAGAAGTGTTCACTAATAAGTTGCCAATCGTAATCACAGATTCAGATAATCTAGTTGCTGGTGTTCCAGCAGGCTTCATTGGTTCTATAGGCGATTATGCAGTAGTCGCTATTCAACCAAATCTAATTCCTAGCGCAGGTAGCACTTATTTCTATAAGAATGCAAACAATACTTGGGTAGAGATTGGTTCAGATGCATGGCAGGCTAGCGTTTCTGCTGTACAGGGTACAAACAGCAATCCTACATTGAATGCAGGTGATACATTCACATTGACTTTAGTAGGTAGTTCTCCTGTATCAATAGTATCAGCAACTATAACTGTTCCTGGTTTAGGTTCAAACACAGTAGCAGGTGTTGCAACGGAGATTAATAATCTAGAATGGCAAGGCGTTGTTGCTAACGGAGCAAGTGGTCGTTTGGTACTATCAGTAACAGGTCACTTCAACCAATCAATAGTCTTTGGCGCAGGCACAGGCACTGTATTGAGCGATATCGGTATCGCCCCAGGTACATATAACAGTGTTCGCGTATCATACGGTACTTCAGCCCAGATGCCACTTTGGGGCGCTGGTCAATCACAACCTCATCCAACTGGTTCAGTATGGTTGAAGATGGGCAGTTCAGGCAACGGCTTCACTCCATCAATGAAAGAATATGATGCAGTTGCAAGTGCTTGGAACACTAAGGTAGTTTCACTAGCCACAGACGATGCTACTGCAATCGCGGCACTTGACCCAACTGGTGGTCAGGCTATCCCTGCAGGAACAGTATACGGTCAGTACTATTATTATAGTGAATATAAAGATGGTCCTGTCTATTTCTGGAAGCGTGTAGCGACTGGTCCAACAGTAGTGACTGGCACAAACACAGCACCTAATTTTGATTCAGGTCCATATTCTGGTGTAGTCAATGTGACAACACCGAACAGCACTGCTTGGTCAGGTCCTTATACAATGACATTAGCAGATAATACTACTGCTGAAGATTTCGTGCAGGCATGGCAAGCTGCAGGTATTCCTTATACTACAGCAAGCGTAGCAACAGACGGTTCAATACAGATCACTCATACATTGGGTGGAGCAATCATGATGAATGATTATAATACTGTAACAGGTTTGTCACAAGGATTGTTCTCAGAAGCAGGTTTCATTGCTAATGTGACTGATGGTTGCAAGACAGGTGATATCAACACTACTCTATTCACAGGTGTTGCACCGACTTCAACATCAGGTAGTGGTACAGGCGCACAGTTTACTGTAAGTTCTATAGGTTACGGTTATCTAGTTAGCGCAATCACAGCAGCCGGTTCAAGTTATGCTGTAGGTGATACTATAACAATAGCAGGTGGATCATTAGGTGGCGTTAACGGCGCGAATGATCTTATCCTAGTAGTTGCAGCCGTTTCAAGTGGTGGCGTAACAAAAGTCACACTCGACAGCGATTGTCAATATCCAGTATTCAACTACGATATCGTATTGAGTAACTGGGTAGCATTTGATTATACTGCTAACGAAGGTGCACCAACTGAACTTCCAGCAAATAACACAAACTGGTTCTACAGCGTAACTGACGAAGTAGATATCATGGTAAACACTACAAACGGCTGGAGAGGTTATAAGAATGTAAATTATAACAGCAACGGTTTCCCACTACCAAGCGGTTCAAACACAACTGATCCTAATGGTCCAATCGTAAGCGCAAGCATGCCAACTACTCAGTCAGATGGCACAGCACTTGTTTACGGTGATATATGGATCGACACTAGTGACTTAGAGAATTATCCTCTAATCAGTCGCTGGCAGATGGTAGACGGTGAAGATGAGTGGGTATTGATCGATAAGACAGATCAAGTTTCAGGTTCAGGCGTATTGTTTGCTGATGCTCGCTGGTCAAGCGATCAGAACACAATCAACCCTGCTAATGATCCTATCCCAACAATCAAGAGTTTGTTGACAAGCAACAATCTAGACTTAGATGCACCAAATGCTAACAACTATCCAGTAGGTATGTTGTTGTTCAATACTCGTCGCAGTGGTTACAATGTCAAGCAGTGGAGAAACAATTACTTCAATGCATTGAGTTTCCCAGGAGACACACTACCAACTATTCGTAGTACATGGGTATCAGCAAGCGGATTGCAATCAAACGGTGCTCCTTACATGGGCCGCAAGGCTCAGAGAGCAATGGTCGTAGCATCATTACGTTCTGTGATCGATACTAACTTGTCAATCCGTGATGAAGATAACTTCTTCAACTTGATGGCAACACCTAACTATCCAGAATGTCAGCCAAACATGGTCGTATTGAATGCTGATCGTGGCGAGACAGGTTACATCTTAGGTGATACTCCAATGGGTCTACCAGAAGATGCAACAGCAATTCAAGCATGGGCAACTAATGCCGCAGGTGCAACAAGCACAGGTGAAGATGGTTGTGTAACTCGCAACACTTATCTTGGCTTGTTCTATCCAAGTGGTATCGCATTAGACTTGAGCGGTAATGAAGTAGCAGTTCCAGCATCACATATGATGTTGCGTACATTCTTGCGTAACGATACAGTCGCTTATCCTTGGTTAGCGGCAGCAGGTACTCGTCGTGGTATCATCGACAACGCATTGAATATCGGTTACATAAACCGTGATACTGGTGAGTTCCAAGTCATTAAGACACGCATTGGTATCCGTGATGTTCTTTATATCAACTTCATCAACCCATTAGTGTTCTTCACTGGTAACGGCTTGTTGAACTATGGTAACAAGACATCATTCAATAGTCAGAGCGCATTGGATCGTACAAACGTCGCAAGACTTGTTGCTTACATCCGTCGTCAATTGACTATAGCGGCAAGACCATTCGTGTTCGAACCAAATGATGCATTGACTCGTCAGCAGATCGCTGGTGTTGTCGAAACATTAATGATCGATCTTGTTGCTAAGAGAGGCATCTATGACTACTTGGTAGTCTGTGATGAGAGTAACAACACTCCTGCTAGAATAGATCGCAACGAATTGTGGATCGATGTCGCAGTTGAGCCTGTCAAGGCTGCTGAATTCATCTATATTCCAGTTCGTATCTTGAACACAGGTGAGTTGTCAGGAGCGTAATAGAAAATATTGAGAGCCTCGTAAGGGGCTCTCAAACATGATAAATACTATACAGTAGGAGAATTTACAAATGGCAACAGCCTCACAATCATTGTTTAACATGACAGTAGCATCTGATAATGCCGGTGGCAATCAGGGCTTGTTAATGCCTAAACTACAATTTCGTTTCAGAGTTAATTTCTTAAACTTTGGTGTTGACGCGGCAGGTGGTCTAAGCCTAACTAAACAGGTTGTAGACGTTGGTCGTCCAAACTTAAGTTTCGCTGAAATTCCATTACAAGTTTATAACTCAACTATTAAACTTGCAGGTAAGCACACATGGGCAGATATCAACGTCAACGTTCGTGATGATGCTTCAGGTTCAGTAGCAAGAGCAGTTGGTCAGCAATTGCAGAAGCAATTAGATTTTGTGCAACAGGCATCAGCCGCTAGCGGCCAAGACTATAAGTTCCAGACTAACATCGAAATTCTTGATGGTGGTAACGGTGAATTCGTTCCACAAGTACTAGAAAAATGGGAACTATATGGTTGCTTCCTCAAGTCAGCAAACTACAATACATTGAACTACGGAACATCAGAAGCCGTAACTATTGCATTGGCTATTGCTTACGATAATGCAATACAAACACCAATTGATTCCGGTGTCGGTGCTGATATCGGCAGAATTGCAGCAGATAATGGTAGAGGTATTGCTACTGGTAACGGCGGAACAAACCAATAATTAGGATATCCTGATATGTCAGGTTTCTTTCAAGATGTTTTGTCGGGATTTTTCGGCAACGATTATCTCAGAGATTACACCCACGCGGCAAAAACATTTAGGAGCAATTCTTATCAGAATGCTCCTAAATATAAATTTTTATTTCACACCTATTTCAATATCAATCCTGAAGCATACCCTGCAGGAGTTAATACCAACTATAGTATACTAGTAAAAGATGTTAAGTTACCTAGTTTTGGTTTTAATACTGTACAACTAAATCAATATAATCGTAAAAGAATCATACAAACTAAGTTGCGTTATGATCCTGTAAGCATCACTCTTCATGATGATAATGGCAACACGATTAATAAATTGTGGTATGCTTATTACACTTATTATTACGCAGACGCAACTAAACCTACTGTATTTTTAGGCAAGCGAGGATCTCCGCCCCAGCCTGCAGGAACAAGTGCTACTCCAGGTACTACGAATGCTGATTATGATGTCAATAACATTTATAACGATAGCATTCAAGGCAATGACAATTGGGGTTATATAGGTGAGACAAGCAATACAAGAAATGGAAAGAAGGTACCCTTCTTTAAAAATATAACTGTGTTCGGTTTCAATCAAAACAATTTCACAGCATATACCTTGATTAATCCTATCATCACAAGTTTCGGTCACGACACATATAACTATGAAGAAGGTAGCGGTGTGATGAGAAACACTATGTCTATCGATTATGAGACTGTAGTTTATAATGAAGGTGCTATTGACGGAAGAGCACCAGGCGATATTGTTACACAATTTGGTGATCAGGCGACTTATGATAATACTATTAGTCCTATTCAGAAACCTGGTTCAAATTATAACACTTTGGGACCGGGTGGTCTTTTAGATCAAGGAAATTATATTAAAGGTTTATTAGCAGATGGCAAATTTGCTGAGGCTGCAATTGCGGCAGGCGGTATTGCTAAGAATTTTGAAAAAAATAGGGTAAAAGCAAATTTTAAACAAGAATTAAAACAAATGTTAGGCCCATCTAATAGAGGATTTGGAAGCCCGGTTAGTACTAACAGAAATATTTTGTTTGATATTCCAGATCGTTCAGTAACACCTTACTTCATAGGTACAGCAAGTGCGCCTACAATAGCAAATCCACCAACACCAAACCCAGTAGAAGCCACACCGACTGCAGGAACACAGGTAAGAAAGTAATATGCCATTAGTTTATACACAACAAGAATCACTGGATAGAACAGTAAAGATATTTGATAATTTTTATAATATCAATATGACAGTGCCTACCAATCAATATGATGTAGTGCATAGTTATTTTGTTAGTGTTTGTGCAGACGCAAAAACAGCAGCCAACTTCACAGCATTTCTTTTCAGAGTAGCACAAGATTCAGGCATCGATGCGTTAGAATTACTTCAAAACATCAAAGGCACAAATAACAATGTAGAACTAAGTCAGACTATGGCTTACTACATGAATAGTTTTAAAAGCAAAGTAAGTTTATACGGTGTAGCCGTTGTTCCAAGACCAGTATTTCCTGTAGCAAGAAATGTAGTTCTATGATATGGCAAACTTTGCACAAGGTCGTTATCAGGTAAAAAATAAACAAAAGTATGTAGGTAAATCTGTACCTAAATATCGCAGTGGCTGGGAATTAACATTCATGATGTTCTGCGATAATCATGATGGCGTGATACAATGGGCCAGCGAAGCGATACAGATACCATATCGAAACCCACTCACAGGTAAGCAGACAGTTTATATCCCAGACTTTTTTGTAGTCTATCAAGATAAAATGGGCAATCAAAAGGCTGAAGTCGTAGAGATCAAACCTAAAAAGCAAAGTCTGATAGAGAGCAAAGTAGCAAGCGCAAAAGACAGGGCTACAGTAGCATTAAATCACGCTAAATGGGCGGCGGCTATGGCCTACTGCAAGAGGATAGGCTGTACCTTTAGAGTCATCACTGAAGATGATTTGTTTTACAAGGGTAAACGCAAATAAATAGTCGATGACTAAGAAATTAGAAGAACTATTTAATTTAGCCAGCGCAGAAGAGCCTGAACTTGAACTTCCTCCTGACACGCAAGAAGTTACCGAGACTGCTCTAAACAATCTAGAAAAGATTGAGAATGCACTACCCCAAGTAAGGGGTCTGGAATCTGCTGATGTAGAGATGGATGAATTAGCAAACCTAGCTCAGAACAGTTATAAAGACTTGATGGATTTAGGTATGCAAGTTGATAGCCGCTTCAGTAGCGAGATATTCGGGGTAGCCGGCACTATGCTAGGACATGCTATTACTGCTAAAACTGCTAAAGTCAGTAAGAAATTAAAGATGATTGAGTTGCAACTAAAGAAAGCATCACTTGATCAAAAGCAGGCCAGCAAAGAAGAAAAGATAGAAGCAACACCTTTGGGACAGGGTAAAGCGTTAGACCGTAATGAGATACTCAAGGCACTTCTAGATAAAAACACAGATAAATGATAAATATTAGATACGGGAACATAGATATGAAAAGCCTAAAACAATACATAGCAGAAAGCGTACATTTGTACGATGTTACTATCAAGATCGCAGGGGAAATAGACAAGAACTTCATTGACATGTTTATCTTCAATTTAAAGAAGTTTGAACCAGCCGCCCCTATCACACCTAAGACACTTCCTATAGCGAAAGATGTCTATGGTTTTCCCGGCGTACATAACGAACCAGTGACACTATTAAAGTGCAAGTTCCGTTATCCATGCACTGAGCCAATGGTACAACAGTTGGCACAATTATTAGGCTATAATTTAAATTATGTTCGTTTGGTTGATAGCAAGTATGACGATAGCATCAATCGTGAGCAAGAAGAATATGCTAACCAGATGGAACCAAACAATAAAGATTTCGATAAGATAAGCGGTGCAGAGCAGGCAAATAAAGATTATGCTGATTCATATCTATCTAGCATCAAGGATCAAGCAAAAGATAGCAAGATCATGATGCCATATGCCGCTAAAGAAACACCGGACGCATTTGATCCGTTCAAGCCATACCTAGATGACAAGTCAATGGGTGATAAGAGCCCAATGAGTGACATCAAGCGTCCAGCAAAGCCTAAGACTGGCGCATTGGCGTAAGGAGATTAAAATGGATTTTAGAAAATTCTTAGAGATGGTTAACGAAGAAGATGCTTACGATAAAGACGTTAAGCCATCTGATAAGCCACACGATAAAGAAGCAGCCGCAGAACGCGCCAAGAAAGCCGCATTAGCCGCTAAAGATAAAAAGAAATCTTTAAAAGATTGGTTTGAGAAAGTTGAAACTGAAAAATTATTATCAGAAGCAGAGCAGATCACTATGGAGCCTGCAAAGCAATCAACACAAGTCATCAAGCAAGGCACAAAGACTTTAGGTACTGTGTCAAATCCTGCATTAGCCGCCACTATTAAGAGTGCTATCGGTAAAGGCGAGATGTCATTAGCCGGTGATCAATTAAAAGAAGAAGAGCCAATGATGGAAAAGGCACCTCCAGGAATGGAAGATGTTGTTTTATCATTGAAGAAAAAATTCCCAGGTGAAGAAGGCAGAGCATATGCTATCGCTTGGAGCATGTATAACAAGAAGCATGGCAAGAATGAAGCAGCCGAAGATAATCCAGAATCAGCAATGCTTGACGAGAAGTGGGCAGGTGATGCTGAAGTAAAACCAACTGGTCAATATAAAGATAAGAGCGTTGAAGAATTAAAGTCAATGCTTGCTAAATTAAAGAAGAGTGGTCCTCATGGTGAGGATAGCCCAGAAGCAAAGAAACAAAGACAAATCAATTTCGCATTGCGCGCCAAAGGCGGCTGGAAAAAAGGCGAAGGTGCGGCATTAAAAGAAGTCGATCAACCAACAATTGATAATATGTCAGCAAAAGGCGCTGGATTAGGCAGAGGTCGTAATCCAGATGTATTAGAATCTAAACAGGTAAATGAAGCTATGAACACATTAGAAGCAGCCTATCACGAAGGCAAATCACACGGATTGAGCAAGTCAAATTATGCTTGCCGCTATAACGAAGGTTCAGAAGAACACAAGCGTTATCACGACGGTTTCAAAGAAGGTCTTGATGAGTGCTATGGTTTGATGCCAAATCGCGGACTAGTAGTTAGCGAAGTAGAGTCAGAAGCAGACATCGTTGATGATATGGCTTCTTACGGCGCTGACGAAGGTGCGTTAGGCGAGATGGATAAGACTGCTTACATGCAACACAAAGCCAAGACAACTCCAGGTGATAGTTTCAATGCATTTGGTCAGACATTCAAAGATAAAGAAGTATTAGAGATGGATGCATTTGCATTCGAATCATTAGACAAGCAGTTGAATGATCTATTGAATGAAGGTCTAAGCGTTAACATGAGCCAAGGTTTAGATGGCCCAGGTGGCGCAATGGAAGACACAGTAAGCGTCACAGCACAAGGTGATGATGCTGGTAAGTTGTTAGCATTCATCAAGCAAGTAGGCTTAGGTGGATTGGGTAATGCAGAAGCATCTGTTGAAGAGCCAAAATTAGTTGCACAAATAAGTGATTACGGTGCTCCTAAGTTCGGTGGTTATGATGATAAAGCAGGTATGATGGATCTAATCAAGAAAGTATCTGGAGATGATCACAGGGATGAAAAACACAGCCACGATCATGCAGACGAACAGGTTTGCAATGAGTGCGGCATGGCAGAAGCAAAGTGCGGCTGTGACGAAAATAAAGAAATGGTAGATGAAGTACAAACTCCAGATCAATTAGAAGCAGATTCAGTGAGCGAAGATGACGGTGAAGGTTACGAGCAGAGTCAAGAGGCTGGAGCACAAATTGATTCAGCATTAGCGGCTAGCGGAGCATCAAAAGGTGGTGCAACTAACGAAGATGGTATGGAAAGCAATCCATTAGCAAACGGCGCAGTAGCCGCAGCAGACGCAGACGAAGAGCAAGAAGCAGCCATGAAAGAATCAAGTTTCTTGAATCTATACAAAAAATTAGCATTGTTATCTGAAGAATCAACTGCCGAGAAAGATGACAAGGCAGAAAAGGCTGCTAAGAAAGTCGCTAAGGATATCGAATATGATGAAGGTCATAAAGGTAAGGATGATGACAAAGCAGAAAAAGCCGGCAAAGAAGTAAAGAAAGACATCGAATACGATGACAAGAAAGACAAGAAAGAAAAGGTTGACGAGTGGGCAAATGATGCCGGTAAAGACGGCACACAGACTACATTTGAGCGCGACATTGAGTTTATGACTAAGGTCATCTCAGGTGGACTCAACAAGCCTAAGTCAACTGGTCAGACAACTATTCCTGTTATTGCTGGACAAACTGATAGAATGGGTACTCCTAAAAAGGAAATTAACGAATCAGTAAGTGATTGGGTAAAACTAGCAGGATTGAGAAAATAATAAAGCATTTCGATGCTTTATAAAATACCCGGTTTAATCGCCGGGTATTTTTTTGGTTATAGCCTTTGTCCCAAAACGATAAATACATTATAAAGGCGAGTTAGTTCATGGCACAACAAATTATAGATTTTGGTAGCTTTCCTGATGATCCAGATGCAGATCCGATCAGATCAGCGTTTCAGAAAACCCAAGAAAATTTTACTGATCTTTATAGATTAACGACTTCCAGCGGCGTATTATCTATCAATAGAACCAAGCAACCTGGTATCAGCGTTAATAGTTCTACCGGAAATGTATTAATCTCAGCAGATTTTTCAAGACTCAATGTTCAAACAACTAGTTTAGAAGTAGGATTGGCTCCTAATAGTCTAGGATATGCTACAACAGTAAACAACGCTATACAGACATTGTATATCGATCTTAGAGATAATTCATATATCTCAAACAGTTTAGTAGTAGGTAACCCCAATGGTGCACCAAATGTAATGATAGGTGCGGTCCCGAACACAAGCATGGGCTTGGGTGACATCACTGCTAATGGTACTATAACTGGTAACATCATATTAGGTAATCTTGCTAACATAGATGGCAATGTCAATGTTACGGGCAATGTCAATATCACTAGAAATTTATTTGCTAATAACGGTAACTTCACTACTAATGTATCAGTAGGTGCAAATCTTTCAGCGAACAATGCTACGATAACAAATAACATTCAGGCTACTAACGCTAACTTGACAAGTAATGTCAATGCAAACAATGTTAATGTTACTGGCGCGATTTATACATATGATTTAAGTGCAACCGGCACTGCATTTTTAACAACTGTAGATGTTTCAAGCAATCTAACAGTTAACAATACTGCCAATGTAGGCAACTTGCGAACAGATAATTTATTATATGCTAACGGTCAACCTTGGGACCTGCAAGAAGCAGCAGGATCTACTGGTTATGTTCAATATAATGATGGTAGTAATAATTTTGCCGCATCTGCAAATTTTATATTTGATGCCGCAAATAATGTACTTGATGTTCAAGGAACAGTTAAAGGTGTTTATTTCGAAGGCGACGCCGGCGGACTTTCAAACATACAAGCCAATGTAAGTTCTATCAACAACGGCGATTCAAATGTAGTCATTCAACCTGCAGGCAATGTAACGATATCAATCAACAGTAATCCTAATGTAGTTACTGTGACTGAAACTTCAATGATAGTTGACGCTAGTATCACAGCAGAAGATATATTTGTTCCTGCAGGTGAAGTTGAAGGTAACATAGTTACTGCTAATACTTTGAATGTTAACCAGGGTGCAAATTTAGGTGTCGTATCTAATCTAGTAATCACAGGTGGATCATCTGGTAATGTATTAACAACTTACGGTAACGGCGCATTATATTGGGGTCCAGGTGGTGGCGGTGGCGGTGGCACGACAGGTGCTACGGGTCCTACTGGTGCGACAGGTCCCCAAGGTGCAACAGGTCTACAAGGTGCGACGGGATCAGGCTCAACTGGTGCAACCGGTCTAACTGGTGCAACCGGTCTAACTGGTGCGACAGGTGTTGCGCCGACATTAGCCTCAGTTAACTATGAACAAACATTAGGTAACATCGTTGTTTACAGTGGTCAACCTAAGCCATTCACAATCGTAAGCGTATCAATAACAACTACAGGTGGACCAGTACAGATCATAGCCACTGGCGACGCAAATCCTTTATCAACTGGTGCATATGCTATATTAAATCTTTTTAGAGATAGCACAGCAGTAGGTGCTAATGTTCAATGCGAATCAAGCAACACACAAGAAAATGTGCCTTATGCATTAGAAGTCATTGATGAACCTGCAGCCGGCACACATACATATTCAGTAAAATTAGTTGACAACAATGGTGCAGGATGGGTATTCGGTGAGAGCGCAGGTCCAGTTATATCAGTAGTAGAATTACAGAATGTCATGGGCGCAACAGGTGCCACTGGTCTATCAGGCATCGTTGAAGGACCTACAGCACCGCCGATCACTGATGTATTATGGTATGATACTAGCACAGCAGGTATAGACGGTCAAGGTGCGACTGGTGCTACAGGTCCGCAAGGCTTACCAGGTCTAGGTTCAATATACTTACATACTCAGAGTTCACCAAGCACTACTTGGAATGTCACTCACAATCTTAATAATCAATATGTTAATGTCGAACCAATAGACACAGCAGGTAATAGTTTTGTTGGTAGATATGATTATCCAGCAATCACATTCGTTGACGCAAATTCTTTAACATTAACATTTACAACTGCAACAGCAGGTTATGCCGCAATATCAGCAGGCGGACCGCAAGGGTCAACAGGCGCAACTGGTATGGCAGGACCACCCGGTGGTTCATTCATATACACTCAGGGTAGTGCAAACACTACTTGGACTATTAATCACAACTTGAATAGTCTTTATGTCAATATTGAACCTGTAGCCGCGAATGGTTATAGTTATGTTGGTAGATATGATTATCCAACAGTATTCTTCAATGATGCTAACACAGTAACATTGACATTTAGCACTGCGGTTACTGGCTATGCCGCTGTTTCAGCAGGTGGTGCAGTAGGTTCTACTGGTGCTACTGGTGCAGCCGGGCCACCGGGTGGTTCATTTATATACACTCAAGGTGCGGCAAGCACTACATGGACTATCGCTCATAATTTGAATAGTCTTTATGTTAACGTTGAGCCTATAGCGGCAAACGGTTACAGTTATGTAGGCAGATATGACTATCCTGCAGTTTTCTTCAATGACGCTAATACTGTAACACTAACATTCAGTAGTGCTGTAACAGGATATGCTGCCGTGTCAGCAGGTGGTGCAGTAGGTTCTACTGGTGCTACTGGTCCTGCAGGAGCAACAGGCCCTTCAGGTGGTCCGACAGGCGCGACTGGTTTAACAGGACCAACGGGTGCGACCGGAACTCCGGGCACTATAGGTGTTGATGGTAGCACCGGTGCTACTGGTGCTGATGGAGCAACAGGTGCTACTGGCCCTTCTGGCTCAACTTATGTACATACACAAAGTTCACCCTCATCAACTTGGACAGTTGCACATAACTTAAACAATCAATATGTTAACGTTGAACCAATCGATGCTACCGGCAATAGTTTTGTAGGTCGTTATGATTACCCGACAATAACATTCACTAATGCTAACTTATTAGTATTAACCTTCACTAGTGCGCAATCAGGTTACGCGGCAGTATCATCAGGTGGTAGCATAGGTGCTACAGGCCCAGTAGGCCCTTCAGGTGGACCAACTGGTGCTACTGGCGTAGCAGGCCCAACTGGTGCGACTGGCCCGGCTAGTACAGTACCCGGACCAACTGGTGCGACAGGTGTAGTTGGTCCAACTGGAGCCACTGGATTAGGAGCAACAGGTCTAACAGGACCTACAGGTGCTACTGGTCTAACTGGTGCTACAGGTCTAACCGGTGCTACAGGTAGCGCAGGCGTAGCGGCAGGTAGCAATACACAAGTTCAGTTCAATGATGCATCATCATTCGGCGCTGATGCTAACTTGACATTCAATAAGACAACTGGTTCACTAAGTGTAGGTGGTAACTATCTACGCAGTGTACAGACAGGAATAAGCGCAGCCGGTACTGTACAAGGTGACGCTACAGGTTTAACAAAAGATATAAGTGTTGTAGGCACAGTAAGTGCAGGACAAGGCGTGAGATTGCCTACTGCTATAGCAGGTATGGTATTGATCGTTAATAATACAAGCGGAACAAACTTAAATGTATATCCAGCAAGTGGCGCAACGATAAATTCATTAGCAACTAATGCGGCATATACACTTGGTGCTGGTGGAAGTCTACAGTATTATGCTGTAAGTTCTACTCAGTGGTATACGGTTGGTGCAAGTTTCGCATAAAAATCAGGACACAAAAGGTACATAAATATAAAATATGGGCGTTCTAAAATATTATAACGAATCAACTAGTACTTGGGAACAAGCAATAGTAGGTGTGCAAGGTTCTACTGGTGCAACTGGCGCCCCAGGTAGTCCTGGGGGTGCTACTGGTCCAATCGGCGCGACAGGCGCGACGGGCCCGGCAGGTGGTCCTACTGGCGCGACCGGGTCTACTGGTCCTGCAGGTGTTGTTGCAGTATATGACAACTTTGTAGGTAATGGTTCACAACTTTTTCCCTTATCAATCGCTCCTTTAAGTACAGATTGGGTTGTCGTAAATGTGGATGGTACTTTCGCATTAAAGACATCATACTTTATATCAGGAACATCGCTGTTTTTTGATTCTGCACCGGATAATGGGGCTGAAATTGAAGTTCAAATATTCGCATCAGGTGCTACTGGCGTTGAAGGACCTCAAGGAGCGACTGGCGCTAGTGGAATACAGGGCGCAACGGGTAGTCTAGGTGCTACAGGTGCGACTGGTAACCCTGGTATAGACGGTGCTACAGGTGCGACTGGTGTGGCCGGAAGTGCATATCTGCATACTCAAAGTATTGCTAGCATTACATGGACAGTAAATCATAATTTAAATAATCAATATGTTAATGTTGAGCCAGTAGATAGCACAGGTAATAGTTATGTTGGTCGTTATGATTATCCTACCATTAATTTTGTAAACAATAATACATTAACTCTTACATTTACATCAGCACAGACAGGTTATGTAGCAGTATCATCAGGCGGACCGATCGGTGCAACTGGTGTTCAAGGTGCCACAGGAAGTTTAGGTGCATCAGGCGCAACTGGTGTTCAAGGTAGTACAGGTGTTCAAGGTGCAACAGGAAGTTTAGGAGCGACAGGAGCCACTGGTGCTGATGGGGCTACCGGCGCTAGCGGTGCGACAGGTGTTGCAGGCCCAAGTGGTCCCACTGGTGCTACAGGTACGGGTGCTACTGGTGTAACAGGTAGTACTGGAGCGACTGGTCCTCAAGGACTTTCAAGTTCGGCATTCAATTATAAAATAAACACAGCAGCCACATCAGGTCAACCACCGGACGGCGACATCTATTACAATAATTTAACTCAGATTAGTAGCACACAACTTAATGTAAGCCATGCTACTGATGAAGGTACAGACATTGATATCTTCTTGGCATTGTTACAAGCAACAGAAGTTATCACTATACAAGACAAATCAAGCAGTTCAAACTTCCAGAAATGGACTATAAGCAGCACACCCACTAATATAAATCCAGGTACAGCAAATAGTTACTGGACTATTCCTGTCACATTATTATCAAGCGGTGGAACAGGAAGCACTAACTTTGCGAATGCATTAGATGTATTCGTAGCATTAGTCAATGGTGTGACAGGTGCGACAGGATCAATAGGTCCGACTGGCGCTACAGGCGTAATAGGCCCGAGTGGTGCTACTGGTGTAGAGGGTCCTACAGGACCTACAGGCGCAACAGGTATTCAAGGACCTAGCGGTGCGACTGGCGTAGCAGGTCCAACAGGTCCAACTGGTGCTACAGGTGTTGTAGGACCCACAGGAGCTACAGGTGCTCAAGGTACTACAGGCCCTGATGGTGCTACTGGAGCGACTGGTGTCGTTGGACCTCAAGGTGCTACGGGACCAGAAGGAGCTACTGGTGTTGGTGCAACAGGTGCTACTGGCCCGCAAGGTGCTACTGGTAGCGCAGGTAGCGCCGCAGGTAGCAACACACAAATTCAATTCAATGATGCTACAGCCTTTGCTGGCAGCGCAAATTTAGTATTTGACAAAACTGTTAATAATCTAACAGTCACAGGAAATATTGTTGTCAACACTGGTGCTTATTATGGTAATGTCGCAGGTATAACTAATATACCTACAGGTAATCTAGTAGGCGTAGATGGCAACACAAGCAATATATTATACGGTAATGGAGTCTTTGCTAATGCATTAACAACAGTAGGAGCCACTGGTGCGACCGGCGCTGTAGGTGCGACTGGCGTAGCAGGTCCAACTGGACCAACTGGATTGACAGGTCCTACAGGTGCTACAGGTGTTGTAGGCCCTACAGGACTTACTGGACCCACTGGATTGACTGGACCCACTGGATTGACTGGACCTACTGGTGCTACAGGTGTTGTAGGCCCTACAGGACTTACTGGACCCACTGGATTGACAGGTGCTACAGGTGTCGCAGGACCTACTGGTGCTACTGGCTTAACAGGTCCTACAGGAGCAACTGGTCCCGTAGCAGGTAGCAATACACAAGTTATATTCAATGATGCAGGCGTCGCTAATGGTAATGCAAGTTTCACATTCGACAAAACTAGTGGCACATTAAGTGCTACATTGTTGACTGGTACATTAACTACTGCCGCTCAACCTAACATCACTAGTGTTGGTACATTGACATCATTAACTTCAAGTGGTAATATTAGTGGAGCCAATGTAACAGCAACTTCATATCATATTCGTTCTGTTCAAACAGGAATTAGTGCCGCAGGATCAAGTCAAGGTACAGGCACAACATTGACTAAAGAATTTAATACTGTATCAACAGTAAGTTCAGGTGAAGGTGTCGTATTACCTACAGCAGTTGCAGGCATGGCAATAGTCATCACTAACACTAGCGCAAACAGTGTGTTAGTATATCCAGCATCAGGCGGTGTCATCAATACACAGGCAACAAATGCTGCATTTACACAGGGTCCAGGATCAACATTACAGTTTGTTGCTATGTCTACCACTCAGTGGTATACTGTCGGAGCGACATTCGCATGAGGGGGTAACATATGAGTGCTCCTATTTGGATAACACCTGCAGGATTACTAGGCGTAGCGCCAGTATCAGTAAACAGAAATATCGCTATTACAGCAGAGCCGGTTTCCCCGGCCGTAGCGGTATCATATCAATTAATAAGCGGATCTGTTCCTGCAGGCATGACTTTTTTGCCAGCCGGATTGGTGACAGGTGCACCGGCAGTAGAATCAGCAAATACTACTAGCACTTTCGTTGTTAGAGTGACGGACAACTTAGGTAATTTTGCTGACAGAACATTTAGCATACAGGTGTCAGGTGCATTAGTACCTACATTCATCACTCCTGAAGGACCTATCTTAGAAACATTTGATAGTCTATGGGTAGAACAGGCTATAGAATATAGCAACCCTTTATCAACTAATCCTGTTAACATTCGTGTATTGCAGGGTAGTTTGCCTCCCGGTCTTGAGATAAATGAGTTTGGTTTGATCAGAGGATATCCAGAACCTCCTGTAGATATTGTGAACTTACCCGAAGTGACTAGTATAGCAACATCGACTGATTTATCTACTAACACTATAACAACTACAGGAACTACAGAATTCTCAATCAATAGACCTATAGTGTTTTCAGGAACAGTAATAGGTGGTTTAGTAGCAGGAACGGTTTATTACATAAAAGAAATAGTAAACTCAACACAAATCACGATTAGTGCTATACCAGGTGGCGACACCCTATTAGTAAATTCTGATACTGGATTCATGGATATTACCTTACCAGCAGTAACAGAAGGACAACCTGCTAAACGCCAATATAATTTTACATTGATATTAAGCAGTCCATTAGGTAGTGATCTTTCTCAATATAACATCACAGTTACCAATCAACAATTACCGATAGATCAAGGCGGTCAAGGTAAACCACCTAACACTAGAAATCCCGTGATCTTCAATACAAGACCACAGACATTCGACATAGAACCACTACCTGATTACAGATATTATGTGTTGCCACCTGATAGTGATGTTGTTGTACCGGGAACTACCTATACGCCAGGCAGCAAAGCATATATTGGACAATTCTTATCAGGAAACTTTTTTGCATTCAAGATATTAGGTTATGACTTTGATCAACAAGAATTGACTTACATCTTCAATGAATTGCCAGCTGGATTTACTGGAAACAGTTCTACAGGATGGATATATGGTACCCCTACTGTACCTCTCAATACTATTGAAGAATTTGAATTTACGGTACAAGTTATAAAAACAGTAAGTTTAAGTTTCGGTAGTTTAACATTTAGATTTAGTTTCCGTGTCGCAAATAATATCGACGGAGAGATTACTTGGTTAACTGATAATGATTTAGGATCGATATTTAATGCTACAGAAAGTAACAAACAGATATCAGCGATATCTGATGTTAATTTAGTTTACGAGAAAATTACCGGTGAACTACCGCCTAATCTTACTTTCAACACAGTGACCGGCGCTATAGATGGAATAGTTTCATATCAACCTACAACTAATTATCAAGATAAGAATGAAACATCTACTTGGACTTTTACCATCAAAGCATACAATCCTGATATTTTAGATGATAGTTTACAACCTTTGATATCAAGCGAGAGAACATTTACTTTGACTGTCATACAGGAATATGATATACCTACTGACAATCTATATATTAAATGCACGCCAAGCATACCCGACAGAGAGATACTTGCTACTTTGTTAGATAATACAACATTGATACCAAATAGTTATATCTATAGACCAGATGATAATAATTATGGTAAAGCCACTAGCATAATATATGCTCATGCATATGGAATATATTCAAGCGATATAGAAAAGTACCTCGAGGCTGTCAAGAAAAATCATTATTGGCGAAACATAATTTTAGGACAATTAAAAACAGCAGTGGCTAAAGATGACAACGGCACTCCTTTATATGAAGTGATCTATTCAACAGTGATCGACAATCTACAGAAATATGATCCTAATTATGATTTCGATTATCGTTACAGCGAAAGCATCAGCGAAGAGATATTCTGGCCTAGATTCATAGATTTAAATCTCGGTCCTTGGTATGCAAGTAGCACAGATATCTATACAAGTTATATCTTTAATCAAGAAGCAAAGATAATAACCAATTATTTTGAATATGATTTGTTGACACAGACTGGTCTACCTATCTTGATGCAACAGGGCGTTCCTACATTCTATACAAGTTTGACTCCGGGATATGCTAGAGTATTATATCCTAACAGTTTAGAAAATATGCGCAAGCGCATTGAACAAGATTTAGGAGTAGACTTCAATTTTAGATTGTTACCATTATGGATGACTAGTCAACAGGCTGATGGCAACACATTAGGCTTTACCCCTTCTTGGGTCATAGCATATACTAAGATTCCAGAACCCATAACTGTCACAGCGATTGAGACTTTTAATGCTACTAATGAAGTAGAATTAGATTCTGTAGAAGGATTGATAGTAGGCGGTGAGATAGTATTCAGTGGTGATAGCATAGGAAGTTTGAATCCTGGAGTGACATATTATGTCAATCAGATCAACACAGCCACAAACAAAATAAAACTCAGCCTCACGCAATATGGAACTAATATAAGCATAGTAAGCGGGACTGGTAGCATGTCTGGAGTGTATGACGCTGTATCATATGCTGAGATAATCAAGCATAATATCGAAACACAATGGCCTTACACATTGAACAAAATCAATTTCCAGATCGACAGATTCACAGTAGGAAAAGAATTGACATATGATTTGTCTACAGAAGTTACTCCTAGCACTTGGACTAGATATCCTAGCGGAGTTCCTGTTCCAAATCCTGTAGACAGCAAGGATTTTTATGTACTCTTTCCTAGACGCACTATTTTACCAGATAAGACGCAGTATAATTTGTGACGGTTTTAGTTTACATAAATACTTAGGGAAACAAAGAAGATATGAGTACGATTAACACAAACGGTATAGATGTCAATTATCCAATTCCTGGGCAGAATAACAGCACTCAGGGATTCCGTGACAACTTCACTGCCATAAAGACAAACTTGAACACAGCAGGAAGTGAGATCACAGACTTACAGAACAAAGTAGTCCTTAAGTCTGCATTAGCAAATACAGTACTCAACAATGACATGGCGAACACATTGATCGCCAACGCAAGCACATTACAGTTTCGCGCCACTACATACAATCTAGGCAATGCATTAGTAGATGCCGTCACAGTAGATTGCAGCCTAGGTGACTTACAATATGGTAACCTAGCAGGTAATGTCGTATTGAATTTCGGGAGTTGGGCTCCAACCAACACACAAAGCACAGTAAAACTACAATTAGGCAGACCAAATAACACAGCAAACTATACAATTACATTTTCAGGAAACGCACAAGTAAATCAAAACTCAGGTTGGAGCCTTTTAGAAAACTCAGGGTCGAATGGTGGACTAGCGACACTCACTTTCCCCTATGATGTAACTCAAATTAATTTGACAGTAACATCAACTGATTGCGGTACATCACTATATGTAGAGCCAACAAACAGACCGTTCAAGACTACTCAAATTCAGATTCGCACCCCTGCACCTACGGGGTTTTTAGGTGATGTAGCCGGTACTGTAGCAGTAGATGAAGATTATCTTTATGTATGTACAGACAGTTATAATGGCGACCCGCACACTATAAATGCAATAACTGTTGCTACAGCAAATACATTATCTAATGTACAAATCACCGGTACTGCAGGACAATTTAGTTGTAATACCGCAGTTTTATATGCGAACTTACCTGTACAAGTTTCAGGTACTTTATCTGGTTCAGGTTCTATAACTGGATATTCTAATCCAACTACATATTATGTTTTAGGGTCACCTACAACAACTACATTTGTACTTTCTGCTACACCGGGTGGTAGTGCGATCACTACTACTGCAGGAACTACTACCGGACTTACATTTGCTACAAATACATTATCATCGAATGTGAACTTCAGTGCATTGTCATATGCAAGTGTTAACACACCGGTTATATTTGACACAATGTTTGCTAATGGAGTTTCAGTTAACTCAATCGGAAATATCAACAGTGGTCAAGTTTACTATGTGAAAAGCGTAGGTACTACTCAAATTACTTTGAGTGATACTAGAAATGCAGGTGTTGCAGGTAACACACTAACCTTAACAAATGTAAGTACTCCTAACACTTATATGGATGCAACATTCTACGCAGGCACTGATATCTGGAAACGAGTAGCCCTATCATCTTGGTAATAAATGGAACACCCGTTCATAACCGATCTTTCTGATAAGTCAATCGATCAATTACAAGAGACATTATCAGGCCTTTACACTAAGTTGACTTTTGCGCAACGCACAGGTAATCAACCATTAACTCAGCAAATCAATATGGTCATTGAGAGTTATAAGAAAGAGTACCAAAAAAAGATCGATAGTATGATCAAGAAACAAAACATTGAGGGGCAAGTTAGGATTAGTAAATAACTCTATGTCTCACAGCAGAATACAAAAAAGTTTCACTTTCCTATCAGCCATACATTTTGACGAAAAGTTCATGGTCAATTTGTATGAGATGGATACCAAGATGGAAATCTATACAGAAGATACTAGAGAACAGAATATAGCAGTAGAGCGCGTAACTCATTTTCTAGGATCAGTAGTAGAAGATTGCATGTTCATCTCTATAGAAGAAAAAGAAGCAATAAACAAATACAACAATGCAGGCATCAAAGTCTGCACTATCCCAGAAGAACCATATGATCAGATCATAGGCATGATATTATTGAATAAGTGCAATGCTATCATGGAAGGCAAGATAGTGATGAATGAGATATTGTTTGGTAGCAAACTAAGCAACCTCATTAAATTTGAATTATATCATGAAGTAGCCAAATTAGAATTTGATGGTAAACATTGGTACAACGAACCCACCCTCGTAATGGCTGACAAGTTCAGTAAAAAGGATAAGATCGTCAACTTATTTGACCATAAGTTTGATAGTTGGGAAGACTTAGGATTGACTTGGGAAGAAACTTAGTATATCATGATACGATGCGTACTGATATATATGGTCAAGTAATACTTAGCGAAGATGATCTCTGCAACATCTACCTAAACGATCCTGAAAAGGCCTTGAACCGTGTCTTGTCAGAAACTAGTATACATTTTTCTGACAATTTGGATATATCAAACAAGCCTGATATCGTAGGGTATATAGAACCCAATCTATCTGTAGAAAGTTTTGATATTGCCAATCAAAATAATTGGCATATGCCATCTGAATACAAAGAACTAGACATAGCCAAATATGTACTTGATCTATGTAAAACAGAAGAAGAACTACAACGGGTAGGTGAAGAGTTATTATTGTTCCAAGAGCGTGATATGTTTGATCTATTGCGCTATATGAAATACCTCGTTGATGTCATGCGAACAAATAACATAGTTTGGGGCGTGGGTCGTGGATCAAGTGTAAGCAGTTTCGTTTTGTATTTGATAGGCATCCACAAAATAAATAGTCTTTATTATGATTTGTCTATTGACGAATTTATAAAGTGAGGAGTTAAAAATGAAACAATATCGTTCAGCACAGGGTAAAGTAGTAGATATGGCAGCATTAGCAGCCAAAAATGAGCGTGTCCGCGCTGTAGGAAACATGAAAGCCAATGCTAGAGGTGATACCATCGATAGTAGTGGCAAGGTCGTTGTACCAGTGACACAAAAAGTAGGACAACAATATCAGGCTACAGTAGGCAACAGATCCGCGCAGCCTCAAAAAAATAAGCAGCCTGCTACGACTCCTGTTAATACACAACCTGCTACTAACGCACATCCAGCATTGACCAAAGAAGAAGTAGAATTAGATTCATTTACATTAGATGATTTAGAAGTAGAAAAGATCAAAGCAAAGGAAACTAAGAAATAATATGGCAAATATCAATGCATATAAAGTAAACAGTTTGAAACCACTCAATGACACGATCATAGTGTCAGAGATGTATTTCGGAGAAAGATTGAGTCAAGGTGGCATCATACTCCGTAACGATGACACTAAGAGTGTAGGCATTAGACCACGATGGGGCAAGGTATATGCTGTTGGTCCTGAACAGAAAGATGTGAAGGTAGGACAGTATATCATGATCGCTCATGGTAGATGGACTCGCGGTATCAAGATCGAGGATACTGAGGGAGAACAGATCATTCGTAAAGTTGACCCGAATGATGTGTTGTTGGTAAGTGATGAAAAGGTCGATGACTATACAATGAGTGATAAGGAATAATATATGTATACAATATCTCATCCATATAAAAGTGCTAGCGAGATAAACCTCGCTATGGCAAAAGTTTATCAGCACATGGGCTTAGCCGTGCTTACATCTATGATCGTAAGTTATTTGGTTGGAACAAGCCCAGAACTGCTACAATTCTTTTTTACAGGGTTCATTAAGTGGATCGTGATCTTTGCCCCATTAGCGGCGGTATTCGCAGTCACAATCGTATTGAACGCTAGACCTAGTGCAGGAATGGCACAGCTATTATTGCATGGATTTGCGGCATTGATGGGCTTGAGTTTCGCCACTATATTTGCTGTATATCAGATGGGTAGCATCGTGAGCGCATTCATGGGGGCGGCTGTGCTTTTCGGCACTATGAGTTTCTATGGGTATTTCACAAAGAAAGACTTGACGAGCATTGGACAATTTATGTTCGTGGGACTGATCGCTATCATAATTGCTAGTATAATCAACATCTTTGTGGGTAGCACAGTGTTTCAGATGGTTATCAGTGCTTTGGCTATCGTTATTTTCTTGGGCTTGACCGCATATGATACACAGCGTATCAGAGAGATTGTTACCAGTTCTAGTAGCGATCATGTCGAGGAAGTCCAGGGTGCATTGACATTATACTTGAATTTCATTAATATATTCTTATCGTTACTACAACTTTTTGGTGATAGAAAAGAATGAAAAACAAACTTTGGGTAGAAGCATATAGACCTAGTAAGGTCGAAGAATATGTGTTTGTCGATAATAATCAACGACAGACAGTACAACACTGGATCAAAGAAGAAAGTATCCCGCATTTATTGCTGAGTGGTGATCCTGGTACAGGTAAGACCACTCTTGCTAAAGTATTGATCAACGAATTGAATATCGAAGATTTTGATGTGCTTGAGATCAACGCAAGCCGTGAGAATGGTATCGATATGCTCAGAGAGAAGATCAACAGTTTTGTGCAGACTATGCCTTTCGGCAAGTTCAAGGTAGTGCTGTTAGACGAAGCGGACTACTTAACACCTCCGGCGCAAGCCGCCTTGAGAAATGATATGGAAGCGTATCACATGACAGTGCGCTATATCCTCACTTGTAACTATCGTCACAAGATCATTCCTGCACTAAAGTCACGATGCCATGAGTTCCATATCGCTAAGACTGATATGACTGAATTCACAGCAAGAGCCGCGACGGTACTTGTTACTGAGAATATTGAGTTCGACCTCGAAGTGTTGGATCTCTATGTTCGTGCTACATATCCCGATTTGCGCAAATGCTTGAATCAATTGCAGGCTAATAGCATCACAGGCTCGTTGACTCGTCCTAGCAATGAAGCAAGTAGCGAAGACGCACTTTTGCTTAAAGCAGTTGAACATTTCAAGAGTGGAGATGTATCGAATGGTAGACAAGTATTGATGGAGTACATCAGCACATATCCTACTAGGGTCGAAGATGTATACAAGTGGATGTATGACAATCTTGATCTTTGGGGTAACACGCCGCAAGCGAAAGATACAGCGATCATTCACATTCGTAATGGTCTAGCCAATCTTCCACTTGTAGGAATCCCCGAGATTTGTCTGGCTGCTACTTTAATCGAAATCACTTCTTGACATTGTAAATAGAGTACAGGAGAATCACAATGAGTTGGACAGCCACACTAAAAATTAACAATAACACAGATTACAATATAGATGTAGTACACAATCAACCAGAAGGTTTATTGGTAACTTTGCGCCCAGGACAAACTGAATGGACTTGGACTACCGGCGATACTAATAATACTGTGTCTTTACGCTTCTGGCAACAGCCAAATGTTTATTTTATGCAGGGTAGTACAAGTTATGGCCCAACAGCAGGTGTATGGGTAGATCGTGGTTGGATGGATCCTAACGCACAAACTATCAAGATGACAGCCAACGCCAATTATAATATTTTTTCACAAACTACCAATGGTGGAAAAGAATTACTTGCTTGGAATCAATTTGAGCAAGGTGGTACAATCGAATTGACTTTCGACAAACAGTAATATGCGTTACTTATTGATTAGTTTTTATCGTAAGCCGGGTGGACAGATTGATGAACAGGCAAGATTCGTCAAGCGTGTTCGCGGTAGTGACATATCTACTAGCAACATCATCATGGATTATGGTTTGCGCAAAATAGAAAAATGCGTAGTAGAAGGTCAGAGATTGGACAGAACTTTTGATCAACTACATGAATACTATAAGAAAGTATATCCGGCAATGGTAGCACAGTTAGAAAAAGAAGCACCTGCATTAGCAAAACAAAGAGAAATGGGGAAGTAAACTTCCCCATGGGAAACTTGATTTCCCCTCTTTTAATTGTATAGTTTCAATATACTTTCTATGATCTTGTGTCTCCTTATATCTTTCGTGTCGAATTCACATACGCTGATACCACTGACAGGTTTCTGAGAGAGTTTATTAGTCAAATCTAACAAACCGTTATCCGCGGTTCGTCTGTCAGTCTGTTCGATGTCACCTGTGATAACAATCTTGCTACCGATACCGATTCTTGTCATCAGCATCTTTAGTTGACTTGGTGTAGCATTCTGTGCCTCGTCCAATATGACCCATGCATTCTTAAAGTTTCGACCACGGCAGAATGCCAGTGGAGTGATTTCAATGATTTGCTCATTTAGCATGTGTTCCAATTCTTTAGTGCTATAGTATTCTCTAAGCACATCAAGCAATGGACGAACCCAAGGTTCCATCTTGCTATTAAGATCACCAGGTAAGAATCCATGCTTTTCATCATCGACTGCTACCGCAGGTCTAGTCAATATGATCTTATCGCAGTCTCCGTTCCTTAGGGACTTGATCGCGGCTAGCATCGCCAAGTATGTCTTGCCGGTGCCTGCTGGACCGGATACAACTACGATGTCTAAGTCTCTGTCGATTAGTGATAGGATATATTTTTCTTGATTGACTGACTGCGGTAGCAGTTCTATTGGTTTGCGATTACGTTTGTAATGCTCTTGATTAAAGTCTATTGTTTCTGTCACATATAGATTTTGTTTCTGATGATTTTGCATGTATCTGCTCTGTTCTTTTCTTAAAGCACCTGTTTTTCTCTTGCTCAAGCGTAAATCTCCTGTATGTTAAGTTAGAGATAGAGATAACATATCGCTATCTCTTGAGTATTTAAGGACCGTTTTATGTATAATATATCATACACTTTACTCACACTCAGGGGATAAATATAATGCTGTACTCAAAGCAGTAAATCCTTGATAATCCCTATATAGTAAGATAAATACAATATGACCCAGAATAACATAGCCGACAAATGGTTTGACAGCATAGATTTCGTTAGTATCATCGACACTGTAAAAGGTGTGATGACTAGCGATGGTTCTATGTCTATCCTACTAGACTTTGAACGAGTTTTAGATGAATGTGATATCTACGCTTTCAAGAACTGGTTAATAGGAGAGTTGGTAGATGGTCCAGAAGTCGGCAAATACGATGTCACTTGCACTTTCATGTGGCCTTATAAATTGATGCCCGACCCAAGAGCCGTAAAAAGATTATGGGCAGTAAATTGTGATGTCAAGTGGCAAGAGACTGAGATCAAGGTTCCGGTAGAAGTAAAGAACTATGACGATCTAGTTCCTGGAACAAATTATCCAAAAGGTGTCAAAAGAAAAGTCTGGCTTGTTAAGATCACTATTCCAATGTCCTTGATGGATGACATCAAAGAGGGTAGCATCGACTTAGCAGGTAGCACTATAGACCTCAATGAACTTGATGACGCATATAGTGAGGACTTGGATAAAGAAGGAGTTCAGAATACTGACGATCAAAATGCTCCTTCAGGTGCGGACGCGGCAATACCGACTGCCTAAGGAAACGATTATGAGACTCAACGAAGGTTTAGATTATCATGATATGAAAGGTCAGATTGATCCTAAAGTATCAGTGGATGAATATGCGGCTAAGATGGGAGAAGATAGTCAGATCGTCACACTTACCTTTATATTAAAAAATAAAGAAGCAGCCAAAGATTTAGTTTCTTGGCTTGAGATCGGTTACGATTATATTTTAGATGCTAGCGTTAGTGACGGTGAAGTAGAACCAGGTAAATGGTTAGTGTTCGTTGAGATGAAACGCAGATCAAATGTTCCTGAAAAGATCGTTCAAATATTAAAAGATTTAGAGACACTTACTGACAGAGATGTTAAGGATTATGTGTTGAAAATCGATGATGAAGAATATGACGCCGATGGAGATGTTTTAAAACAAGTCATCATATTGAATCCTAGAGAATATGAGAGAGAAAAAGGCGAAGACGAAGAGTTGAACGAGATGAGACAGATCGCAGGTTTACCTAACAAGAAGGTATATACTGACATCGACATGGAAATCAAAGACTATATGAACAAGGCAGGTCTATAATATGTGGGAAAGTGTTCTCGCTAATCTTAAATCAATGCTTAGTGATAGTCATGATGACAACGCCATATCAAGCAAAAGAGTCATAGCATTAATAGCATTTATTTGTTGCGTGGTAGCATTTTTTGTAGACTTGTTCACAGACTATAATGTTACCCAAGGTGTGTTTGACAGCATGATGTGGATAGTGATTGCGGGTTTAGGATTCACCGGATTAGAGAAATTTGCGGGTAAATGGACTATCAGTTCAAAAAGTGACCAAGACCACATAGCTTGACTTATATACTAAGTTCAAGTAAAATAAAGAATGGATCATTATGCGACGTTGGGTGTTGCTAAAACTGCAACTACTGACGAAATCAAAAAAGCCTATCGTAAATTAGCAAGTCAGCATCACCCTGACAAGGGCGGAGATAAGGCTAAATTCCAAGAAATACAAAGTGCATATGATGTATTGGGCGATATAGAAAAGCGCAGACAATACGACAACCCTGCACAACCTTTTCAATTTCAAGATTTCGGCGGAGTCAATATCAATGATGTATTCAGTCAGATATTTGGCAGTCACCATGGTCCTAGAAGTATGCACAAACAGATGTATAGGACGCAGATCGATATCAGTTTGTTAGATGCATACAACGGTACGAACAAAATGCTTGAACTCAATCTGATGAATGGGAAAAAGATAATCGATATCACAGTACCCAAAGGGGTAAATCAAGGTGACCAATTACGATTCGATAATGTCATCAACAATGGTGTTTTAGTCGCTACATTCAATATCATGCCCGATCTTAGGTTCGAGCGCAGGGGTCATGATTTATACTGTAACCAAAGCATTAGTGTATTGGATCTATTAGCCGGTACCGATTTTATTTTTAAAACTATAGCAGGAAAAGAACTAAATGTAAGTATAAAACCTAAAACGCAACCATATGTGAGCGTGAGATTAGCAGGTTACGGAATGCCGATCATTAATAATACGGCACACGGAGACCAATACATCTTGCTAAAACCATACATTCCTGATAATATACATCAAGATATTATTGATAGTATTTTACGAAATCGTGCAAAATAAATATCTGAAAAAGAGAGGCTTATGCAAAATTCACCAGAAATCGAAAACATCATTGAGCAAGCAATCGCTTATGCTAAAGAACATAACCACGAATATGTTACCACAGAGCATTTGCTCTATGCATTGATCACTTATACACCCTTTAAAAAGTGTCTAAGTAGTTTTGGCGTAGATACTGATATGATGGTCGATGAAGTCAAGGCATATGTTGCCAGCCTTCATGCTATCGAAAGCAAAAATCCAAACACAGTTCCTAAAAAGACTAACAGTATTGAGCGTGTATTGAACCGTAGCGTGACGCAGGTTCTATTCACTGGTCGTAGGCAGTTAACTACGATTGACTTATATTTGAGCATCGTTGCTGAAGCCAATAGTCATGCTCATTATTTCTTGTTGAAATACGGCGTGACTAAAAATGAATTCTTCCCACACTGGCAAAAGAACTACAAGGGCGGTCAGAGTGCTACAGCACTCAATGAAAGCCAGGCTGATGAGATCCTTGAAGAATACACTATCAATCTCACGCAATTGGCCCGTGAAGATAAACTAGAACCATTGATCGGTCGTCATAAAGAGATCGATGATATCATCAATGTCTTGGCAAAGCGTTTCAAGAGCAATGTCTTGCTTGTCGGTGATCCAGGCGTTGGTAAGACTGCTATCGTTGAGGGTATCGCTAGAGCCATCATCCATGAAGAAGTACCTAACTTCTTGCAAGGTTATGATCTATACAGCCTTGAGATTGGCAGTTTGCTTGCTGGATCACGATATCGCGGCGACTTTGAAGAGAAGGTCAAGAATGTGCTTGAAGCATTAAGCACTAAGAAGAAATCTATCCTCTTCATCGATGAAGCACATATGATGCAAAGCGCCGGCAGCAGTAGCAACGGTAGCGTAGACTTTGCTAACATGATCAAGCCTGCTATCACTAAGGGCAATATCAAGGTAATCGCAAGCACTACATGGGAAGACTTCTATGAGAGTTTTGAGAAGGATCGTGCATTGATGCGTAGATTCTTCAAAGTAACTGTCGATGAGCCTACAAACGATACAACTATTCGTATCTTGCGCGGCTTGAGCGAACGATTGAATGACTTCCATAGTGTCAAGATCACAGATGAGGCTATCGAAGCCGCGGTGGAGAATGCGAGCCGTTATATCCATGATCGCAAGAATCCTGACAAGAGCATCGACTTGCTTGACGCAGCCTGTGCTAAACAGCGTGTGCTTGAGAATAAGGATGTCGAGATCACTAAGCAATTGATCTTTGAACAGGTCGAGAAGTATACTGGTGTGCCTGCTGACAAATTGAGCGGTGATAACTTTGATCGCATCAATAATCTTGAAAGCAATGTCAAGGATAAGTTGTATGGTCAGGACGAAGCCGTCGGTAGCGTATTAGATCGTATCTATGTCAGTTTTGCAGGTATCAATAGCGAGACTAAGCCACTAGCAAGTTTCTTGTTCTTGGGCCCAACTGGCACAGGTAAGACTGAACTGGCTAAGTTGTTGAGCAATAATCTTGATATGCCATTGCTCAAATATGATATGAGCGAATATAGCGAGAAGCATACTGTCAGCGCATTGATCGGACCTCCACCAGGCTATGTTGGTTTCGGTGACAGCCAAGTACAAGGTGGACGCTTGATCAGTGACTTGAGCAAGAACCCACACGCTATCTTGTTGTTTGACGAAGTTGAGAAGGCTCATCCAGATATCTTCAATATCTTCTTGCAGATCCTTGATGAAGGTCGTATCACTGGTAGCAATGGTAAGGAAGTTAGTTGCAAAAACTGTATCATCATTCTTACTAGTAACCTCGGTAGCGCAGACAATGAGCGCAACAACATCGGTTTCGGTGACATGCAAAAGACTGGTGAAGATGACAAGGCATTCAAGGACTTCTTCAAGCCCGAGTTTAGAAATCGTCTTGACAAAGTTTGTAAGTTCAAGAAGTTGGACATCCTTTCGATCAAGAAAATTGTTGTCAAGTTTGCCAATGAACTAAAAACTTCCTTGGTCGATAAACATAATATCACATTGAATCTCAGCGAACCAGTAATCGAATATCTGGCTGAGAAGGGATATGATGGTAAGATGGGTGCTAGACCGTTGGCTCGCAAGATCGATGAGTTGATTCGTGTTCCGTTGAGTAAAAAGATTCTATTTGAAAGAATCAATAATGCCAACATTACCGCGAACCTTGTGAACGACAATATCGAATTTATTGTCAATAACAAAGTAACGGCGAAAGTAGGGGATGATGGAATCATTGAAGTTAGTAACTGAAAAACGAAACGCACTATTTTTCGGTAAGTATCAATACCGAGCCAGGTGTAAAATTCATGGTGCAGTATACACATACTATACTAAAACTATAGATGAATTTAAGACCAAGATGGCCAAGCGGGCAGAAAGACCTCCTAATTATATAGAAGTGATTTCATCTGATTGGAACAGGCGTATCGACTTGATCGATTATGATCAGATAAGTCGATATTTCGATTGGCGTGGCTCGGCCCCTAAAGACCAATATATGGTACGAATACAGGGTAATAATATTAGTTTCTTTAGTGATGACTTAGAATTGTTAAAATCTTTAGATATTCTGGATGATAATTTAGAGATTTCCATAGCAGATGTAATGGGAAATAATGTCATCTATTTCAAAAAGGAACCGTCATTTAAGTATAGGACTTTTTTCAGGGGTAAGAAAGTACCTGACGGATTCAAGGATGAGATCAAGTCTTTCATAGAAAGATATGATAATGTAGCACGAATTTGCCCGGCATTGAAGCGCATGGTAAATGAGACCGTGACTCATAGAATTTGGTACAACTATCTGCATAGTTCTTATTATGTAGACTACAATGACGAAAGCACATTGACATTACTACATATGTTTTTCGGGTCTATGCTAGCCAAGACATATAGTTTACAGAAAGAGCCTTAAAATTGATAAATACTCTGATAGAATGGAGTATTTATGGCTAAGATAGTAGAAGATGTCGTTGTCATCAAATTCAGTAAGATAGTCAAAGACCACGATAAAGACAGCGCAGAAATAGCGACCGCAGAGATACAAGCGGCATTAGAACAAGTAGCCCAAGAATTAGCGGGTGAAGGTATCGTCGTTGAAGCGGTGAAAGCATAATGAGTCAGGTAACTATACTTGAATTATTGCCGCAAACTACCTATAACGGTGGTGGTACTGCCAATGTATATACGGTCACAGGTAACTCACAACCAGCTGCCGCTTACTATCTAGGCAATCAAGACCTACAGACAGTCAATATTAAATTATCTGGATGTAGCGCAAATATCGTCATTGAAGCAAGTTTGAACAGCAACAGTTCAAATGCTGAATGGTTCAAAGTTTATGAACTTGTAGCGAACGCAAATGCTAGCACAGGTAGTGATACATATGACGCAAGCAACGCAAGCATCTATACTAATATAGAAGGTAACTTTGTTTACATGCGCGCCAAGATCGTTGATTTTGCAGGCGGTGTAGTTAATTTTGTTAAGTTGAGTTATTGATATGAAAAAAATAGTCATCATGCCCGGCGGCTTTCATCCTTTCCATGCAGGACATTTTGCGTTATACCAAAGTGCTAAGAAAGCCTTTCCTGATGCTGATGTCTATGTAGCGGCTACTAATGATCAAAGCGAAAGACCTTTTCCCTTCGAATTAAAAGAGAAATTAGCAAAACTAGCAGGTGTCGATCCTAATAGATTCGTACAAGTCAAAAGCCCGTTCATGCCCAAAGAGATCACACAGAATTATGATCCTGAAAATGACATAGTTATTTTCGTCCGTAGCGAGAAGGATCGCAACGAACAACCTAAACCAGGTGGCACAAAGAAAGATGGTAGCCCTGCATACTTCCAACCATATACCGATAAAGATTTACAGCCGTTCGGTAAACATGCTTATATGGATTATCTACCTACAGTAGAATTCGGTCCTGGAATCACAAGTGCTACACAGATCCGTAAAGCATGGCCAACTATGGATGCTAAAGGTAAGGCAGAACTCGTAGCCAGCCTATATCCATTGGCAGCAAACAATAATAAACTGATTCAGACTGTGATTAAGATGTTCGATCAAGTTATCGGCACATCATCTGTAAACGAAGACTTGAAATCACTATATGCCAAGATCAAGCCATTAATCAATGAAGCATCACCCGAACAAAAGGAAAAATTCTTTAAGTTATTAGAAAGTGCTAAGAAGAAATTTGAGGCATCTAAGACCGTAGAGAATGTTTCCGAATCTGCTGATTATCTGCCAGAAAAATAATTCGACATACCTCTCACGCAGTAAATATCTATACATTTTTGAGAGGATGTATGGCCAACAAGAAAGACAAAACAGTACCTGTAGAACAGTTACAAGAGATAGTAGAACAGCAACAGCCTGTTCAGAATGCAGATCAGAATAATCAGCAAGCCGGACAACAACAGATTCAAGTGAATGTTGATTTCCTGCGTACCACTAAAGTGCATATCGCTATGCCCTGTTACGGTGGTATGTTGACAGAATCAACTTTCATGAGTTTTATAAAATGGGCGAATACTGCCCGTCAGTTGGGTATTGACTGGACATTAGAGACAATGGTAAATGAAAGTTTGATTAGCCGTGCGCGTAACACGCTCACAGCGAAGTTCCTCGACATGCCCGACGCTACCCATCTGTTCTTTGTTGACGCAGATATCGGTTGGGAACCATGGCACTTGTTAGTGTTGTTGAACCGCGATGTCGATGTCATTGGTGGTCTATATCCAATGAAGACTATGCCTATCAAGTGGGTAGTTAACGGCTTTGATGGTGCAGAAGAAGGTCCAGATGGATTGCAGGAAGTAAGTAAGGCGGGCACTGGCTTCTTATTGATGAAGAAGCATGTGTTTGAAAAGATGAATGCTCACCCTGCTGTGAAGCAGTACAAGAATGATATCGGATTAGATCCTAAGTATGACAAGCACTTAAAGACATATTTCGATACAGCAGTCCGTCAGAATCGTTACTATTCAGAAGATTGGACTTTCTGTGAGAACTGGCGCGATCTTGGTGGTCGTATCTGGGTTGACAAGCGAGTGCTATTGCGTCACAGTGGTAGTTATGTATTCTGTATGGAAAATCAGCAATACTTACTCGACAATGTTGGTCCTATGTATATCGACAGCAAGAAACAGCAAGGATTCACATTCAAAGACAAAGACGGCAACGACAGCCGATAATAGAAAGAGCCCCGAAAGGGGCTTTTTCATATCTAGCACTAGTATAGATTATCTGATAAATACTCTATATTAGGATTTTTGTCATGAAAATAACAGACATTTTTGAAAGCGCGACTACTTCCGGAGCAATCGCCCCCGGAGCACCTGCCAAGATAGGTAAGACACAGAAAAGAGCAGGTTCACTGTTCAAAGGCAAGGTAACAAATAAGCCCTTTTATGAAGGAAAAATGAAAGAATTAGACATCGATCTAAAGGAACTTTCAGATAAAGAATTCCTCGCAAAGTACAAAAAGACTAAAGATGATGTTCGTAAAGAATTAAAAGAAGACGAGATCACAGAACAAGATTTGATATTGGTTCCCGATCAGATCATCAAGAAAGATAAAAGTTTCGTGCCACATGGGAAAGATCGCCGAGATCATGAAGTAGAGATGGCCCGTAGTGAATTATTCGCAGCCGCTAAAGACGCACAGCGTGTCTATGCAATGCTAAAGAATCGCACAGAAGATGAAGGTCTCATGGGTTGGCAGCAATCTTACATCACGCTTGCCGCCGATTATCTAAACAGCGTAGCAGATAGTTTAGAGCATAAAGCCGCTACAGAAGGTGCCGGCGTATTAGCAGGTGGTATGAGCAACTTTGAAGAAGGCGTTAGAGATTTAGGATATGATGCACAATCTCTTATTATGAAACTACGCCGTGATATAGAAGAAAAAAGATTACAACCTACTCCACAAGCAGTATTAGCAGCCGCAAGAGAGTTAGCAGGTGATATGGAGTTTGCTCCTCAACTATTAGTAAAACAAGTATTAGGACAAGGTGTGG